AAGGCGCTTGTTCAGTGTTTTTGTTTTTTCGGGGGTGTTTTTGTGTTTTGTTTTGGGTGGCTGCCATAGGCGGCCGTTTTTGTTTTTAGTGACGGGTTTCGTGTCACTACCTAGAGCATACGCCATGGCTAACAGATAGGCAAGCATGAAATATATAAAATATAACAAAACTGTGGAAGTACAAATCTGGTACTCAGACGGCCGTCATCACGCTTATGGCTATCGACAATGAGCAACTTTTGTGTTCGGATTTGCATATATATAAAATCATGACGCCATAGGCCGGGTACTTTTTTAAGCAGTAGCGACATCCGGCGGTCCGCTCAGCGGTCGATGACATAGTTGACGTGATGCATCGTCTGGCGTATCATATGGTTAGTGCATTAGCAGAATGCGGTGAGTGGTTTGGACCCGTCCAGGCGCCCGTCGCAGTGAACAATGCACCAGGTCATCGACCGGGATCCATAGCAGGAACGGCTTTTACGCACTGACTATACATGGACGTTAGTACGATATTTTGGAAGACATCCAGTCCTGGCTGGTGGCCGCCAGTCAACATTAAATAGGGGATCTCACATATGGCATCAGCCGTCCGTCGCCTGCTCGAATGCAGGGTTCATAAATGTTTTGCTATACACTGCGGTTGCAAAGTGCAGCGCATCGAGCGGGTACGCCGACATGCGTAAGGCACTGCAAAAACTCAGAGGGATGCACCGCCCTCATGCTCATTACATCAAACGTGGAAAGCGAGCCAGCCAATGGAAGCTGTTCGAAATCTATTAGTCATCGGCATGGCTCGGCTGGAAACCATAGTCGAGAACCTGCCGGATGATGACCCGCCACTCACCTGCCGCAACGATATGTTGTGTACATGTCAGCAGACTATATGCCCAGGCTATACCATGCCGACTGACCAATATATGACCGGGCTGAAAAAACTAATGGATCGAAAGGATGATAGATATGGCCGCAAAAAATAACGACATTGTCCAGGTCGAGATCGACAAAGCCCTGGCACTGCAGCGCTCAGTCGCCGCCGAAATGCAGCGATTGAAGTCAGTGCAGCAGCAGGTGGATGACGCCTGGTCTGCTGTCCAGGATGCCATGGAGCAGCATAATGTTAAGAGCATCAAAACTGATGCAGGATCCATCACCCTGGCTGAAAGGACCAGTTACAAAACCACCGCCGAGCTGCCGGATGAGTTCTATAAGCGGGCGCCGGACGTGAAGAAAATCGGCGAGCATCACACCCTGCTGGATGAGCTGCCGCCCGGAGTGACGGCTCAGACCACCCGGTATCTTATTAAACGTATTAAATAAAGGAGCCATATGGCCGACACACCAACCACCACCAACGGGAACAAGCCCGTCCGGAAAATCACTATCAAGGACTACATGGCAGCGCCGCAGGTCCAAAAGCGCATCAATGAAATGCTGGGCAAGCGAGCCAGTCAGTTCACCACCAGCGTCCTGTCACTCACCGGGAACGATGAGCTGCTATCCCAGGCGGATCCGCAGTCACTATTCAATGCCTGCCTGACTGCCGCCAGTATGGATCTGCAGATCAATAAGAACCTGGGATATGCTCACATCATTGGCTATCGGAACAACAAAAAGGGCATCGTTGAAGCCCAGTTTCAGATGGGATGGAAAGGCTTTATCCAGCTGGCTCAGCGGACCGGACAGTATGAGCGCATCGCTGCCACTGAGGTCTATGAGGGCCAGCTCATCGCCCAGGATCCGCTCGACGGGAACACATACGACTGGACCAAAAAGACATCCGAAAAGGTCATCGGATATGTATCACGTTTCACTCTGACCACCGGGTTCAAGTCCGAGCTGTACATGCCAAAGGATGAGGTGGATGCTCATGCCAAGAAATACAGTCAGTCATACAAAATGAACTATGGCCCCTGGAAAGACAACTTCGACGCCATGGCCCTCAAAACCGTGCTAAAACTGAACCTCAATAAATACGGGCCGATGTCGACCGAGCTGACCCGTGCTATCGTGGCGGACCAGGCTGTCATCCGGGATGATCGGACTGACTACATCGACGGCGAGCTGGCTGATGTCAAGGCTGATGATGAGCAGAAGAACGCCATCATCGACGCTGCAAAGGCCGACGCTGGTGATGGTGAAATGATCCATGTGGTCCAGCCTAAAGCTGACGCCGACCAGGACAAGGGTGCCGCAGCTGAGGATGCTGACGCTCCGGTCGACCATACTGCCGCAGCGAAAAAGGTATTCGGAAAGCCTAAGGCCGCCTGATGATAACCGTGGTCCGTGACGTCGAGCAGGGATCTGAGGAATGGCTGGCTGCCCGTGATGGAAAATACACGGGTACCAGCGCCATCCGCCTGCTCAAATACGGCGACATAGAGTATTCCAGGACCCAGGTCAGCGACTTCCGTGGCAACTTTTTCACCAAGCGGGGTCACATCCTGGAGGATCAGGCCATCGAGATATACCAGGCGGTCTATGGCGAGGTAGTAGACCGCCCTGGCTATGTCCTGAACGATGAGTTTCCACGGTGCCTATTCTCACCGGACGGGCTGACTGACACCAGGGTGATCGAGGTCAAATGTTTTAATGCCGAAAAGCATATGGCGATGCGGGCAGGTGACATCCCGGTCAGCATCAAAGCGCAGATACACTTCGGTATGCTCATCAGTGGCCTGAGGGCCGCCAGGCTGGTGATCTATAACCCGGATGTCGACAGCGCCCTGGCGTTCAAGGCCATCGATATCCCGTATCAGCCAGCCATCGAATCAAACTTCCGGCGACGGCTCCAGGGGGTTCTGGTATGAGCGTCGAGCAGATAGCCATGCTCATCATCGCCCTGGAAACCGGAGCGGCGGGCGTGGCGCTATATCATGACAACTATCACCTGGCTGGGCTGCTATTACTGCTGGTCCTGGCTAGTGCTTTTATATTTTCGGTAATCATCTAATGGAAAGGAGTGACATGCAGTATGTCCGGACACCGCCCCGCCGCCCTCGAATAGAGGATGAGGGCATCGACAAATGGCTGGATGATCGGCAGTTGGAAAACAATGAGCTGGATGCCAGAGTGTTCCGGATCCTAGTCGGACCGGATCCAAAAAAGCCCCGCATCGGCGTGGTCGGTCTGATGAAAGCTTTCAACCGTAAATCTACCCATACGATATATCGATGGCTGCGGCAGCTGGACCGAGAAATGAGGGGCGAATGGCGGAAGTCATAATGCCGATGCTCTGGTTCGTCATCATCACGGGGGCCGTCGTTTGGGCGGTACCCAGGATGCTGGATGCGTTCCTGTACTACTTCGACAAGCGTAACACGTCGCTGATGCAGGAGATCGAGCTGGAAGAGCGCCGCCTGGAAATCATGAAACAGCAATATAAACTGCAACAGATGCAGGGAAACAGGACTATCAAATGACAACAGTAAGCAGGGATCTCACCAGCAGCATGGTCATCGTCGCCAAGGGTGGCGGATGTTTCCTGGCTGGCACCAGTATCCGGACGCCCCATGGCGGACAGGCCATCGAGGGTCTGCAGCAGGGTGATACGGTAGTGTCATGGAACGAGCGGCTGCAGAAGACTGAGCTGGCGGAAATCACCAGGATCGTCACCTATCAGCGGGCCGAATACTATATCATCAATCACCACCTCAGGGTCACGGCTGAGCATCCTATATATACGACCAGGGGCCTGGTGGCGGCTGAGGAAATCAAACTCCATGACTGGCTCTATGATGAGCTGCATCGTGAGGTCGAGGTCCTGGCTGTCGAGCGGGTCCAAGCGGCTGAGGATGTCACCGTCTATAATCTGATCGACGTCACGCCAAACAATAACTACTTCGCCAATGGTCTGCTGGTCCACAACAAAGGCGGGGGCGGCGCCCGCAGCAGTAGCGCCCGGTCATCCAGCAGCTCATCCAAGACCAGCACGTCGAGCAAGTCCACGCCCGCCCCGCCAGCCAAGCCTAAGCCTGGAGTATCCAAAGCGGTACCCGGAGCGGCCATCAAAACAGCCGACGGCAAGACGGTGGTATCATCCACGAAACGCCCCGCAAAATCTGAGTATAGCCGCAGCACGGGCGTGGTCGGCGACAACGGATATACGCCCAGGTTTGCCAATGGATACTCGGCCCCGCCCGGATCCGTGGTGTACTACCCGCAGCACTCAGCCCTGGACTATCTGCCCTGGATATATCTATTCAGCCAGGACAGTCCGCAGCATGACCAGGCGGTCATCATGCAGCCGGACGGCAAGGAGGTCCAGGCGCCGCCAGTCCAGGAGGGGGTCGACGGTATGGTGATTGTGAACTGGATCATACTGGTCATCATCATCGCAGCCGTCTGCGCTGGCATCGTGTACCTGGTCAATAAGCTGACCCGCCGCCCGCCAACGACCCCGGTCCATAGTTTTTACAGTTAAATAATATAAGGAGTGTTCCATGAAACTATCAAAGCCCGCCATCATCACGGCCATCATACTGGCATCCATAGCGTTCCTGTTCCTGTGGTTTGTCGGCAACTATAACAGCCTGGTCCGCAGCAAAAACGCCGTGGATAATTCCTGGAGTAAGGTCGAAACTCAGTATCAGCGTCGCCTGGATACCATCGACAACCTGGCGGTCGCAGTCAAAAGCGCCCAGGGCCAGGAGATCAAAGTGTTCGGTGACATCGCTGCCGCCCGGAGCCAGTACAACAACGCCACCACTACCGACGCCAAGGCTGCCGCAGCCACCAGCATCGAAAGTATAAACATCGTTCCACGGCTCCAGGAAGCCTATCCGGATCTGAAATCGAACCAGCAGGTCCAGTCACTCATGGACAGCCTGCAGGCCCAGGAAAAGGATATATCTGGCGTCCGGGATGGATACAATGACACCGTCACCAACTACAATAACAACATCACAAGTTTCCCTAAGAGCATGTTTGCTGGCATATTCGGTTTCGATAAAGCGCAGCTGTTCAAGTCCGAAACTGGAGCCGCCAAGGGCGTGGAGCTGAAACTCTAATGCCTGCCCATACCTATCGCCGCAAGGTCAGCGATGTCCAGGCCATCCAGTTCACCGACAACGCTGATGAAATCATAGAGTGGTCCGACGGAGTGGTGCATAAGACTCCATACATGACCGTGCTGGAGGTCGATACACCAGCCGGAACTGTCCAGGCTCATGTCGGTGACTACATAATCAAACGGACCGATGACGATATATATCCATGCGGACCGGATGACTTTAAGCAACTATACGAAAGGATCTCACAATGAAATCAGACACTCCGGGCTATCACGAACACCACTCATCCAAGACCGCATCCCAAAGGCTGCAGACCTACCTACTGGCAAAGGTCGACACGTTCAAGGAACTCTATACATACCTGGCGCTGCTCACCGTCCTGGCTGCCATCGCCTACTCATACTTCGAGGGCAAGGGCATCATGGAAAGCCTATGGTGGGCGACTGTCACCCTGTTCACTGTCGGCTATGGCGACATGTATCCGCAGACTGCAGGCGGCCGGGTGGTGGCGATCCTGCTGATGGCGATAACCCTGCTGCTCATCATCCCGCTCATCACCACACTGCTGACCAAGCGGGCAGTGGTCGACAACGATGCGTTCAAGCACTCCGAGCAGGAGCAGCTGAAACGTGACGCTGCCCAGGCCCGTGAGGATGCAGGCGCCGCTAAGCGGGCAGCCGAAGCCACCAACGCAAAGCTCGACGCTATCCTGGCAAGGAGGAAACGATGAGCGCATCGGATGAGCTGGAGATCTGGCAGCGTATCAACCGGACCACCTCAGTCAAGCGGCTCATCGATGAGCTGGAGGATATTGGACCCATCGAGATATCCGGCGACCGGGGCGCCTATGACATGGCATCCAGGGTCAAACGGGTGGCAGGGGGTGAGCCGGACAATCTGCTCACCCGCAACTATGGCATCCGCCAGCAATATCTATATCTAATCAAGGGGGTGTCGTCATGAGCGCAACAGCAAGCAATTTCCCGCAGGTATATCAGGACCTCGGTATCGATACCGGGCGCCTGGGCTGCATCATGGCTGACACTGAGCCGATAGTGGTCCATGACGTGATCCCGGAAGATGCGCTGTACTATGCCGACCCGGATCGGCATCAGTGGATCCAGGGCATAGTGTCCGAGAAAGTGCCGCACGTCACACTGCTGTATGGCCTGATGCGGTCCGGACCGGAGCTGCAAAAGCACGTCGACGCCGTCCTGGATGGCGTGGTCCTGGACCGGGTGACCATCGAGCGGGTGGAGTTCTTCTATAGCAACGACCCAGGCGAGAACTATGTCACCCTGGTGGCGGGTCTGCAGGTCAGTGACGCCCTGGCTGATGCCAATGCCAGGCTCAGACTGCTGCCGCATATCGATACGTTCCCGCAGTACAAGCCGCATATCACCCTGGCCTATGTCAAAAACACGTCCGACTGGACCACCTACATCAGCCCCCTGGAAGATAAACTAAAGGGTATCGAGGTCCGCATCACGGGCCTGAATTACGGCGGCTGATATGGTAGTCACTCGACATGGCCGATGCGCTGACTGCAGGGAGTGGTGCAGCGTCAAGCGTGACTTCCCTGAAACGATAGACATGTTCGAGCCGGACCCCCAGCCAGGGGTCATCCGGCTCGACCTGGTCCGCAGGCTGAAAGAGTGGCGGGATGAGCCGCTGTATTGCTCGCTGCATGAGCGTCCGCCTGTCGCTGTAAATATAAGCACTACCGTGATATAATGTCAGCGTATATAAAAAACAAACAAGGATCTCACCTATGCGTACAAGAATAGCAAATGCACTAATAATAATCGGCGACAGGCTCGCCGTCTGGAGCGTCAAATGAAAGTATCCCGCAACGTAATCATCGGAGCCGTCAGCGCCCTGGTCATCTTTGGATCAGGCGTCGCAGTCAGCCAGTCATGGCATCGTGAGGAAACCAGGATCGCCACCGAGCAGGCTGCCGCCGATGCGACAAAAGCCAGGGAAGCCCGGATGCGGGAACAGCGCATCACTGACGCCATCGACCGGGTGAATGGCAGCTGCGACGCCCAGGTCGCCTATTACGATACGGTCACCGCTCGCATGACCGCCATCCAAAAGCGCACCGTTCCAACCCCTGCATGTCAGGAAGTCAAACTCTAGCCTAGCAGCATAAGCTATAATGCGCTTATGTCTAACTTTTTTGATGAGCATGATGCGGACCAGGCTGTCATCGATAGCCTACTTCGCCATATCTCAGCATCAGAAAGCAGGACCATGGAAAAAATAATAATATACAGAGATAAATATGGAAACATACAAAGGGCGACCGACACCGCCCCAATCAGCCGGGAAGAAATCGCTGAGCGTGTCGATGAGTTGTCTGGTGAACTGCAGCAGTGGCAGGATGCATTGGCTGAATATGATCGGCTCACCGCAGTCGACGGGCAGGCGGATATCCAGGCGCCGGATGAGAACAGCGGTCATGTAGACTTCCGCAACCATCCAAAGTTCAAGCGCAAAACTGTCGACCCGCCCAAAGGCAAGCCCATCCTTAACCTGAAAGTCAATGGACTATGAGCGCCCTGGTCATCGAGCAGATATTGATATTCCTGGCTGGAACATTCTTTTATGGCGTCCGCAGCTATGTCGGCAAGTGGATGGTGACGCAAGTCTTGTCCGGCTGCCGCTGGCTATTCCGGCATATAGGAAAACACGCCCGCCTATCGGATGATGAGTGGTCCGAGTTCCTGGCTGAGCGTGAGCGGGTCAGGCGTAATAGTAAGCGTCACGGGCGCTGATCTGCGGCGTCCGTTTCCACGGGGCCAGTCGGCGGTTTTGTATGTTTCTGTAGACCATACTGACACCATACCAGGTGTCAAATGCCTATGTCGCAAAATATCTAACATTAGAACAGCTGGGTGTTTTCAACATACGGGATGTCAAAATACCAGCATATGAGCTTTTGCGCATGAGCCAGGCCGACAGCGAACTCAGCGCAGTATCCATCACGCCGCAGTTCCTCATGGCGCTTTGCCTGGATTTCAGTATGCAGATCCACCCAATCGTCTTTCATCCGTATTTTATAATCACGCTCGATGATCTTCCAGCCAGTCGGATACTTGGCACTGAACGGCACCCGCTTGCGCTTGACCCGGATCTTGGTACCGTTGCGGCTCATCTTCAGACGCTCGCCGTCTTTTTTTAATTCGATGAGCAGGCCGTGATATCCACGCCGGGCTGCATAGATAGTCATGTCCGGCAGTCCGACATCAGACTGCTGCTTATTATGCTCGGCCTTTTCCCATTCGCTATTGTAGGCGCCGGATGCGGTGTCGCTGTGGAAGTGGACGCCGGGCAGCGTATCCCGGATCCATATGCTGAGATCTATCTGGATGTTCTGTTCGTGCTTTACGTTCCGGGGGCGGTCACTGTCGGCGTGTTCTTTCAGGTACCGCTGCTGTCGGCTGGACTGAAAAGAGCGCACCGGGCGCCCTTTCGTTACTGTCTGGTTTCTGAATACTCCGCCCATCTATCCCTCATATTGTGGCACGGGGGTGGATGCTGGTGCAACTGCCGGAACTAGCTGCTCAGTCGGAGCGGCCTGGGCGTGATGCTTTGCCACCTCAGCCTGGACATCACCCAGGAACCCACGGGATACCTTGGCGACCGCATACAGTATGTTGGCGGCGCCGTATATATAGGATGCATACTCGGCAGCGATGCCCAGCGGCAGCGGGTTCTGCAGGATGGCAGGCACGGCGACCAGCAGGACGGCGACCGTGCTGGATAGTATATGGATGAGTAGCTTGGCCTTATCGATGCCGAGCAAACGCTTTAGACGCTGGACCACCCAGGTGGTAAAGCCGCCGCCGAATAGACCTATCCAGAGTTCGGTCGGTACTGCTTGATAAATAACTAGAAATGTGTTCATACCTATTTCCTTTTCTTAAATCGGTCGAGCAGCTGGAGCGCCTTGCCATCCGCAGCTGCGGCCACTTTGATTGCTTTCCGCCGGGCGGTGACGTCGCCTTTCAGGTCCTTGAAACCGTCGATGTCATCATCCTGATATGTGAATACGCTGTCATCCTCATCCAGGCATTCGATGGGTATGCCACGCCAGTTTGGTGGATGAGCCACGCCATCTTTGTCGACCCAGCCCTCAGCACTGCGGACCGTCCGGTAATACTTGATGTCGTTCTTCTCGAACGTACCAGCGACCTCGACCGGAGCGCCCTGGACCAGTGGCAGATCTGCGACCCGCTTGGTGACGTCATCTTCCAGGTCATGGATGATGGTGGCGGACTTTGCTACATAGTCACCCGCCATATTGGTCTTGAACGTGGACTTCCAGGCATCAGGGTTTGGAGCCAGGACTTTCACCTGTATCTTGTCACCGTCGACTGCGGGCAGCTCAGGAACGTATGGAGCTGCTGGCGGTGTCGGAGCTGGAGCAGGTGCCTGTCCAGGTGCCAGGTCAGTGGTCTTGACGCCCTGGTCATGCGTCGGCTTGCCGCTGACATCAGCGTCGCCAAAGCTTTCGTTGCTCATATAGTAGACTGGATGATCCGGATCCAGCTGGTTGGTGGCCTTGCCGACAGCAGTGAACGGAGTGCCTTTCGGTAGCGATACCAGTGGCCGGACACCGTTGCCCTCGGCGTCGGTAGTAGTCAGATCCCATAGTTCTGCATCATCTCGGTTGGTGATGACGTTCAGCGGGTTCGCCAGGCGCTCATAGAGGTACACGGATGCTGCTGCATCAGCGCCCAGGCCACCGACTTGCTGGCGGCTGTAGAACTGCGCATCGGTACCCTTGACCCATATGACGCCACGTCCGAACATCTGAGTATCGATAACGACGCCATAGTCGCCGACCCATGCCACGATGGGATATGTCAGTCCGCCGAACTCGGCCGGGCAGATAGTGGCTTTCTGATCGGTGGTGCCTTTCCTGAGGGCGGTGCCGATATGATAAAGCGCCCAGGTCTTTACATGCTTGGGCAGGTGGACCACGTTCTGCGTCGGAGCTGGAGCGGCGACTGGTGTGACAGTAGGTGCTGACGCCTTGGGTCGCAGGCACCCGGCGATGCGGCTGCGGGCTATCATGCGGACCCGGACAGCATCACCGCCCTGGCCTGAGCCGTTGCCACTGCTGCCGTTTTGCTCCAGGATCTCGACCTGGCTCGCATCCTTGTGTCCGGTAGCGATGCCGATGTGACCGTATGGGTTTCCTTTCAGGCCGTTCAGGACCACGATGTCACCAGCCTGGGCATCGGATGTCTGGACCTTGTCGAACTTTGTGAGCAGCGCAGCGCTGGGCTTTGTCCAGTAGTCGATGGCGTTGCCACGGACGCCAGAGGGCAGGCCATAGAGTTCATATATATACTGCAGGATCAGGTCGACGCACTGGTATGCATAGACCCGGTCATAGTCCACCCGGCTGTTGATCCATTTGTTTCGAAAGGTTGAGATGTCTGGCATTTGTTGTCCTTACGCTTATATTATCATGGTATTGCTTATATGGTATAGGTGTTGGGAACATTTTCAGTATCATCACCCTGTTCCTCACGCTCAGCTTTGGCGAACTCACGGGCCAGGTCATCGTCAGGCGTGTCCAGCTCCAGCACTGCCTGGCCCAGCGAATACTGGACAGCGACTATCTGGAACATGGCCGGGAAGTTTTGCTGCGCAGCCAGCGGCAGGTTCAGGATGCTGAGTGTATCACCCGGCTCAAAGCGCTCGATATCATAGCCGATGTTCCGGTCGCCGTTATTATCTGCCACCGTGATGATGGTCCGGCGGGGCGGCGTCTTCCTGGCAGCGATGGCACTGGTGCCGACATTGTCCACCTCACCCTGGACACTATAGCGGCCATCCACCTTGAACGCCCACCAGTCGCCATAGATCGAGCTTGATGGAGTGTCCTGGTACACTTTGGCCTGTCCTGGCGGCGCTCCATTATATGAGAAGTGGAACCGGTTGACCAGGCCGTCGAGCGTCTGACGGTCCTGGATGGCAGTGATGTGAGCGCCCAGGGTCAGGATATGATCCGGAGTGGTGGACCGCTGGCGGTAGTAGAATATGTTGTCGGCGCCGACCCGCCAGTATGCTCCAGCCGGGGCGTTCTCCATCAGCTTTTCGATGGCGTACTGGATGGTCTTTGTTTTGAGCCGATACGTCCAGGTCCGGGTGGTGGTTTCCACTGAGGTCGCCGTGGTGTTGATGATAGGGTGGACGCTCTCCTGGCGGTAGAGGGCGATGATATGGCTCAGGACCTTGTTGAGGGTGGCGGCGGTCGGGTTGGTGACGTTCAGTCCATTGGTGGTATCGGTCACGACGACAGTGGTGGTGCTGGCTTTCAGCGGCAGGTAGGCGAACCGGGCAGCATGGCCCCGGCAGGTCAGCACGACCTTTTGCTCCGAGCCGTCCATCGTCGGATATCGTTCGAACACGAACCCGGAGTATATGATGACCCCGCCTGGCGGCGTTTCGGCATCAGTCACCACCACCTCGACCCGGTTGAACAGCACGGTGTATTGGCTTTCATATGCCTGGGCGAACGTCATCGCCAGGTCGATGGTCAGATCACCCAGCCCGCCATTGATGATCTTGCGGAATGAGCCGACAGTGGCGTCTTTATATATGCCGATAAAGGTACCAGCATAGTCATAGAACCGGACAGTGGTGGTCTTTCTTATTTCCATCGTTTTTTATACGTCACGTCGATGTCGACGGTGAAGCCCGTTCCGGATCCCTTTTTGGCTCGGTATAGCAGGTCATAGGTGGTGACCGTGCTGTCACTCCAGGCTGCGGCGCCTATCTTATATTTATACTGCTGACCACTGACCAGGCTGTTGCCGCTGGCCCGCCATAGCAGGAAGTTGTCCGAGCCGAATGATGCGGCAGGTTTCAGGACTATCCAGTATTTAGTATTGGCAGTCAGGGCTGGAGCGCTGGCGAACACGGCGCCGACCCAGCTGAACGATGACGGGATACTGCTGCCCGGTATGGTCGCCGAGCCGTTGGTGATAGGTGTACCGCTGGGCGCCCCTGCACTGTCGGCCTGGATCTCCAGTGTCACGTTGCCGCTGATGGTGCCGAGCTTTTTGAGCATCATGTCCATGGATCCGAGTGAGTATCCAGTCACTCCGACCATGAAACTCTGAGCCAGCTGGTCATCGCCGCCCGTGATCGCTGCAGGCTTGTATGCCATGCTGAGCCAGTCGACGAACGGCCAGTTGTCTTGATTGCCGCTAAAGGTGGACAGCATCACCTGGAACTGCATGGCACCGTTGAGCAGGTTCGACATGTCCGCAGCCGTGAAAGGATGCCAGGTGTTCTTTGCTATCGTCGTAAATGGAGCGGTAGCATTGGGCCGCATAGCATAGCTGATGGTTCCAGACTTCGGCAGATCAGACGCCTGGACCATGACCTCAGCAGCCACCAGGCGGGTGGTGGTCAGATAGGATAGTGACTGCGCAAAGTTGGCGCCCTTGTTGTCCACGATAGACAGGCCACCAAAGCCGGACCAGGCGGCGCTGGTGTTTGCGACGTCCTTATATGTAGTGGTGTCAAAGTTTTCGGTGATGGTGTTCTCACTGGTATCGCTGAGGGTGTCGCCGACCTGCCACTTGAAGATGCGGAAAGCGTGGTCATATCCCGTGTCAGGTACCCAGGGCGTCGACACTCCGGATCGGCGGCTGGCATTATTCGGTGCAGCATAGGGGCCTTGGGTGCTGCCTTTCCAGTAGTATCCATTATTGATATCACCGCCGCCTGCAGACGTGTTGTCGCCGACCGTGACGACTATCCAGTACAGTCCGGCAGTCAGCTCGGCAGACGTGGAAAAGGTGACAGGTACAAAGCTGGCTGATTCACTGACCGGAGCCGTGACTGCGGCGCCAATGATATCAGTACCATTTGGCTCAGGTGTCGGCAGGCCCTTGTCGTTCTGGATGGCGACCCTGGCATTGGGCGGGTTGCCCAGCTTGCTGAGCATCACGTCGACCTGGGCGATGATGGTGGTGGCGGACAGGCTGAAAGACTGAGCCAGGCGGATGGTGCCGAATACATAGCGCTCACTGTTCTGGATCTTTTGCTCGACCGCCAGGATGAAACTGTCAGTGGTCCGGAAGTTGATACGCCAGTCATTGGGTCCGGTATCAAAGCGGACCACGTTGCCGTCGAACTTTACGGGCGACCCGTTCAGACCGACATACTGCTGTCCGGTCTTTACCTGGATGACATCGTTCGGGTCGAAAGTCCTGGCTATTTCCAGGGCTGTGTTGGTGGTGATGTTCTGGATCTCGATTGCCTGGAGCGTTCCTGGAGTGCCGACCATGAGCTGCATGTCCACGTTCGGCTCGGCGCTGCCGTCGATGGCGCTGTTCTGCGATATGTTTGAGCTGTTGGCGTCGATAGTGTAGAGAACCAGTGATGTTTCTTCCTCACCGAAAGGGCTGTCCATGGCTTCCATGACCAGGGTGTACGGTACCCAGGTGAGGTTATAGACCTGCTCGTTGACGATAAAATTGATGACCTCGACAGTATAGCGGCGGGCTGTCGAGCCATCTATCTGGACCACCAGGGTGCCACGCCCGGCGACGTCACGCTTGATGACATCCAGCTTGGTCCGCAGCAGCGTCGAGGTGTCGGCATGGATCCGGCCGCTCAGGGTGATGGGCCGCTTTTTATAGTCTGATGATATCGGTGATTCGCCGTCACGCCTGGCTATCTTTACGGTTTCCACGTTCCGCTCCGGACTGCTGGATATACCATCAATGTCGGACGTGACCACTGACGTGTCCTGCAGGTTGGTGACTGCCAGGTTCTTATGTATAAAGGATATAGCACTCATTAGAATGACCCCGCCCGTGCTGCTGACAACTGCCGGGCCAGGATGCGGCCAGTGTTTTCAGCTTCGTCATTAGTCCGCATATATGCCGGACCGTTAAAGTTGATAGTGATGCCACCGCCGCCGCCCATGCCCTTGGGCAGTCCAGTCGCCTGATCCACCTGGTCCTTGGGAACCACATACTCACCACGGTGAACGACACCAGCGACCTCATCCTTGGATCCGGCGCCCGTATATCCACCGCTCGAAAAGCCTGGTATCTTCGCAGCTTTCAGGGCGCCCTTGATGCCGCCCGTGATGCTGCTGCCGATGCTGGCGAACTGGTCATTGATACCCTTGACCAAGCCGCTGATGAGTGACTTTCCAGCGTTATATAGCAGGCTGCCCAGGTTACCCAGGGCGTTCAGGATCATCCCGCCCAGGCCACCGAATAGGCTGGCGACCAGTGACAGGACGGTCTGCGCTGCGGGTATCAGGTTCCGGAATATGGTGATGATGCTGCCGATGGCGTTCCATACGACGCCGACCAGATTGCCGAACCAGGCGATGAGGTTCGATATCCAGTTGATGACATTGGATATGGCGCTGACCACCATGGCAAACGCCTGGATCAGGATATTTAGGACTGAGTAGGCTGCCCATAATACTGCCATGAACAGGCCGCCGATGATCCCGGCCACGGCGATGAGGGCATATGTCAGTGCTGGGTTCAGGGCGTTCCATAGACGCTGCAGGCTTTCCCATAGCTGCCGCAGGGCTGGCATGAGGTTCTGCATGATGGCGTTATAGTAGGACATGAACGCCGGAACTAGGACCTGCTGGACATACTGAGCGATGATAATGAAGATCGTGGACTGGCTGAGCGTCGCCCATAGTGATGCCACCTGGTTTTTGAGTTCGATACACCAGTTCCTCAGATTGCTGAAGTTGGTGATGAGCGTCAGCAGCGGGCTGGTCATCAGCTGGACCACTGGACTGAGTTCCCGGAACTTGTTGAGCAAGTCCTGGATGACTGGAGCGACAGCGCCGCTCACCTGTCCATGCAGCTCACTGAGCCGTGGACCCAGGACGCTGCCGATGATGTTGGCTGCGGACTGGATGATGTCCACGAATAGCTTGAACGTATCCCATACACGGCGGGCGGCAGGATCCAGATTGCGGCCCAGGTAGTCGGCAACCCGCTGGACATATGGCGCCAGCTTTTCACCGAATGATATCGATAGGGTTTCCACGATGCTGCGGATGTTCTCCAGGGCGCCTTTCAGTCCGGAGTTTTGAGCGGCTGCCAGCTCAGTGGCAGCGTTGGCCCGGTTCACTCCGGCAGACATGGCATCGAAACCAGCGGCTCCCTCTTTCGCCAGGATCCCGGCTGCACGGCTGGCGTCGGATCCGAATATGGTATTGATCGCCAGCTCACGCTGCTCCTGGGATAGGCCGCCCAGCTTTTGCTGCAGCATGGTGGCGGTGTCTTTCAGGCCGATGAAGTTTCCCTTGGCATCAAAGAAGTCCAGACCCAGGGCTTTCATGGCTTTGCTCTGTTCCTCAGTAGTCGGTACCAGGCGGGCCAGCATCGTTTTGAGTGACGTACCCGCATCAGATCCGGCGATGCCGTTGTTTGCGAATAGGCCCAGGGCGGTGACAGTATCGCCGAGCGGGATGTTCATGCGGGCGGCGGATGCGGATGCCATCTGCAGCGCATAGGCCAGGTCATTGACGCTGGCACTGGATGAGTTGGCGCCACCTGCCAGGATGTCGGCGACCTTGTTGGCGTCGGTACCTTTCAGGCCGAAAGCATTGAGGGCGTTGGCTGCGATGGATGCAGCGTCAGCGACGTCGAGCTGTCCAGCTTTTGCGAGTGATAAGACGCCCTTGGCAGCGCCTAGACTGTCCTGGACCGACAGCCCTGATTTGGCGAGTTCTACCATGGCATATGACGCATCCTTGGCGGATACACCTGGCAGGCTGATGTCCTTGCCCAGCTGTTTGGCGACAGCCGTGACCTGGGTCATCTGCGCTGCAGTGGCGCCGGATACGGACTTGAATACGTTGAGCGATTGTTCGAAGTCGGCGAATGCGGTGACCGACTTATATGATGCGACGCCCAGGGCTGCGATGCCAGTGGCAGCAGCAGCAGCGCCAGCAGCGACAGCCCCGGCCATGACGCCAGCCATCGCACCACCACGGGCGCCCAGGCTTTGGATGGAGCGTTCGGCTTTGTCGATGCCATCAGTGTCGGCTGATGTCGATACCTTTACATGGATATTGTTACCGCTTAGGCTGGGCATGTCGCTGCTTTTCTTGCTTCATTTCTTTTACTTGGTTTTCGATATCCCTGTACTGCATATGTCTGGTCACCACCCTGATGTCCATCGCCACCACCTCGTCGTATGGCCGATGCATCAGCCGCATATACTGGTATATCAGATAGTCACTTGGTGGCTGGGCTGATCCGGTGTCGAGGGCGAGGATAAGTCTTTTTTTTCGTCTTTAGACAGACCTGCCAGACTGTCGGTCAGGTTAGCGCCGACCCACTCACTGAGGAATACAAAGTCCTCAGGCGCCAGCTGTTCGATGCTTTCCACCGTGACAGGTACCGGGGCGCCGTTCTTGGTAAAGTTCCAATCTGCGATGATGCGGGTCAGTAGGACCACGCCCCGCTCGGTGTCGGTCTTGGCTTCGTTGATAGCCAGCAGGTCGCCGATGACCAGCTTGGTCTTGACGATGACATGAGCCTGCTCACTCTCCGGCTGACCCGCCGTGGATGGCAGGTCGAGCTTTGTGGTTTCAATTTGTCCTAGTGTAGGCATATGGCTCCTATGATGTGGCGGCCAGGGCGTTCAGGACTTTTACGTCGAATGCCTGGCTGTCGGTCTGATTATAGTTAGTGTGATAGCTGACCTCGCTGAATATCAGGTCGCCCGCTTTTACGTTGCCGAGCGGCGTGTCAGTGACCAGTGCATTGTAGGTGATCCGCAGCTCATACTCATTGGCAGGGCCAGCGAAGTGACGGACTACTGCGGCAGACTTTGCCATGTTCTTGAAAGCAAGCAAGTCCTCAGGGGTGTCAGTCAGTTTCTTGACGGTCAGGGATACGTTGCCGGTAGTCCGGTCCAGGGTAGCAGGATCGAATGAGCCACTGCGGGGGGCGCCGTTTTCCTCAGCAAACTGATGGGTCAGTTCCCAGCTGGAGCCTGGCTCGACTGGTGTATGAGTAGCAGACAGGGCTGCGGCAGCGGTAGCGCCGAACTGGAACCGTGTCTTGCTCCATAGGAACGGCTGGACATTGTTGAATACTGGAGATGCTGGTCGCAGGTGGATCATATCGCCTGCTGCATATGCGGTCAGGGCTGCGACTGCAGTACATGTGATGGTGGTGCCGTTGGTGACTGCCGTGACAGCGCCGTCGACATTGGTGCCAGCCGATACGTCGAAGAACCGGATGAGGTCACCGACTAGCAGACCCTTGGTTGGAGCGCCGTCATAGATGCCGCCCGGATCCTTAAAGACTATCGTGTACGGTCCGGATCCAGTGATGGACAGGATCTCACGGCCCTCGAATGAACCCAGGGCGTGAATGCTGAGCTTGAACTGCATTTCGTTACTATCCCACTCTGGTGAGATCGCTGAGATGTGGACACCCCAATATCGCTTGACGATGTTGTCCAGGGATATGTCATATGTATGGCTGGCTGAGTTGTCGCCCAGGGTGTACGGCCAGGTATAGATGCCTGCATTGTTTACTCCGGCGCCCTTGGTGTATAGGCCATCGAGCAGGTAGGCGGCAGTGTTGGCTTCTGCCATGCAGGTGATCTCACCAGTATGTGAGCGCAGTCCTGGCACCGTCGAGTGAGTGGCGAACTTGCTGCCGAACGCAGGCGCTAGGTCCTGGAAGTTTCCGTTCGTGTTGATACTCTCATCATATAGCGGCACTCCGATGGTGGCCGCCACGGGTGTATTCGGATTGGTCTGGCGACCGATTAACAGATACCCTTTGTTGGATAAACGGGCTGACATTATGATTGTACTCCTGTGTTAGTCGGCTGCTGCGGGCCTGCCGTTTGGTTTAGTGCCGGGTTACTTTGGGCCTGGGTGACAGTGCCGACCACTGGCGCCTGTCCAGTGTCCGATACCAGCTCCAGGTTCGGGTTTTCGATTGGTACCGCTGATCTGATGACACCCTGAGATATCTCGCCAGCGCCAGGGATGAAGCCTGTCTGCACTCCGTTCCTGGTTTTATAGGTATAAATTGCGCTCATGCTATTCCTCATTATCTTGATATTGCTTACGTTTGTCAATTATGCTTGTGCTATTCTATCCGGCACTGCCACCCTTTCCTCAGTCACTAGGGTGATGATACCCTCGACAATCGTCGGCAGCCCAGGCTCACGGGTGACGTCATAGTTGATATCTATGTCATGATTGATGACCGTGCCGCCCAGGTCCAGATTGGACCGGAGCGCATGCATCGCTGACCCCGTCATATAGAACCCGGTATCAGGATCCCGGCCCTGGACCTGCTGGTATAGGCGGCGGACGGTAGTGTCCTGAGTATCACGGGCCTGGGCATCCGTGTCGGCGTTGTATAGGAAGTGTATATTGATCTGCTCAGTGACAAAGTCCTGCCCGGTGGCGGCCCGGCTGATAGAGTTATTGGCGGATATCGCCTGGACCACGATGCAGGGATATCCCGTTTCCGGCAGCCGCAGCGGTGATCCCAGGTAGTAGCCCCGGAACTTATCGCCGAACGTGTCTTCCATCAGCTCGCAGATCAGCTTGGGCGGGTCCTTATAATAGGTGGTAGTGTCATCCATCAGGATACCTCTTTCAGTTTGCGCTTGATATCATCCTCTATGGCATCGTGAACGATGGCGGTGACGTCATCATTGACCAGCAGTACCGGACGCTTTGGGTTTCGGCCCCGGCCATTCTGGTGGATGTCGAGCAAGTTATGGCTGCCGACCATTTTCGTGTTGTCGATGGTGGCGCTGTTCTTTGTGGTCTTGGAGCGGAAACTGGACTTCAGCCCGCCGGATGCGACCAGGATACCCTTGCCAGGATAATGCCGCCCTTTCCATTTGCGATATACGGGTGACAGCTCCCGCCAGGTCTGGCCCAGGACGCCGCCCTCGGATGCGAATGGCTGGCTGCCATAGTATGTTTTCAGATCCTTGCCGATGGATCGCATGGCTCCGGAGTAGTCAGTCAGTGAGCGGCCCAGCTTTTGGAACCGTGCTATTTCCTCAGCATCGCCCGTGATGGTGACTGTGACCCGCATATTGTTCATTAGTAGCGGTCCGGTCCAGTCCGGTCGACCAGTGACTTGGTGAACATCTGAGGGCTGTCGGCACTGAACCCGGAGCTGAACCCGCCGCCGTCGTTCTTCGTGGTGTCGATACCCTGGGCGTCGATGATAGCCCGCTCGCCAGTCTGGTACATCTTCAGATCCTCACGGGCCATTTTGAGCTTGGCCTCAGCCCTGGACTTGTCGCTGCTGTCATACTTGCCGAACTCATCGAGCATTAGCAGGCCCGCAGCCAGGCGGATCGTCAGGTCGGACACGATAGGACTGACGGGCTGGACAAATGGAACGACATATTTGCCAGTCAGGGCGCCATTGATCTCAGCCTGGGCAGCCTGGCGCTTGCGGTCCACCATGAAGTCGGTGATGTAGCTATTGCCATCAAAGCCTGCTTCGCCCCGGATATCTTCCAGGGTGGCATAGTTGGCGGTCCGATTATCCCGGACGGCCTGGCTGTCGCTCAGTGGTGTTTCGCCGTCGGTGACGCTGTTGCGATAGGTGTATCGGTACCAGAACAGCTCACTGCCGTTTTGATCGGTGTACTCAGTGGACAGCTGGTCAGGATCCAGGTCGATAAGTCCATCCGGCAGCGGCGTGAAGTCACTGGTCTGAGGGATGACGCCTGGCAGGAATGGAGCGCTGTACACCTTGATCTTATTTCCGAATAGCCTGGTGATCTCAGTGCCACGGCTGAGCGGCGCATGCAGGCCCTCGGTCAGCGTGATGTTCTCGCCGTCGACCGCCTGGACCTGGTATATACGGCTCATGCTGCCGCCGATGGCTCCGAGCAGGATGAAACTGTCCGGCGTGATGCCCTGGGCGTTATCGATGATGAACGTGGATATTCCCTTGGCCGCATCCCTGGCGACCTTTGCCCGCTCACCCAGGTTGTTCCGTGAAAAGTTTTCGATATTGAGTGTCAGTGCCATAGTTCTCCTTATTGTAGCATTATGCTATTGCTTTGTTGACTTATATCCATGACTGATGTCTGCTTGCCGTTTGATATCAGCAGGCTGTTCCGGTCCTGGCGGATAGTGACGAACGGAGCATTGGATCCGAGCGGCAGGCGGTCAGGTCGCTGGCCCATGCTCAGCTTGCCGCTGACTGTCGGCGGTATCAGGACGGCATATATCAGGGCATCGCTGAGGATGCGGCGGCTGAGTATCCGATACTGCAGCGCCCGGCTGACCACGGTCTGGATCGCCACCTGGTAGGCCATCTGCTTGGATATGGTTGTCGCCTGGCGGATGTTATATGCCAGCCCTTTCGACTTATTGATATGTCGTACATTTTGATATGACAGGGCTTTGCCGATGACAGGCTGCCGCAGCGTGACGTACCGCAGCGCCTTGGCGATAGTCTGGACCCGCTCGACTGAGTAGCGCAGTGGTTTGGTCATGAGCATGGCGCCCGTGGTGGTCGAGTATTTGAGTGAGCGGCCGATTGTCGCAGCCCGCTCGATGCGGTAGTTCAGGCCCTTGGTGATGGCAGTCACGGTCCGGATATCATATGCCAGCGGCCTGGATGTATGGCGGATGGTCCGGATCCGATAGCTCAGCGCCCGGCTGATATTCTCAGGCTGCTCGATAGTATAGCGCAGCGCCCTGGTGATAGCGGCCGGAGCCTTGACTGAGTACGCCATGGATCGGGTGACGGCGGCAGCTTTTTCGATGCGGTATGTCAGCGCCCTGGATATGGCGGCCGGAGCTTTCACCGTGTACCGCAGCGACTTGCTGACCGTGTTTCTTGCCCGGACATCATAGCGCATGGACTTCGTGATGGCTCCAGCTTTTCGGATCTGATATGCCAGGCTCCTGGATATAGCGGCAGACAGCTCGACCCGGTAGGATAGCGCCCGGCTGACGTTCCTGGCTGCCCGGATCTCATAGTCCAGGACTTTCGTGATGGCGGCAGATTTTCGGATGCTATAGCTGACAGATTTGGTCATGGCTCCGGTCCGCTCGATGCGGTATGTGAGTGAGCGGCTGATCGCTCCAGGTGTCCGGCGGATGGTGTACTTGATGCTGCGGGTCACGGCGATGCCCTTGCGGACTGAGTAGCTGACAGGCTTGGTGATAGCGGCGCCCGTGGTCCGGACCTGATACCGCAGCGCCTTGGATATTGCCTGGACCTTTTCGACCTGGTAGCGCAGCGGTCGGGTGGTGGTGATCGCTTTGCGGACCGTGTACTGTAGGCTGCGGGTGATCGCTGTCGGCCGTTCGGTCGCATAGCGCAGCGCCTTGCTGATAGGTATGGAGCGGCGGACACGGTATGCCATCGGCTTGGTGGTGAGCTGGGTGGACGTACCCTGGACTACATACTGCAGGGCCTTGCTCATCATAGTGGTGACCTTATTGACGGGCGCTGTATATGTCACCACGGCGTACATGTAGGTCACGGCTTGCCCGGCACTGTTTTCCTTTTTCATACCGATTTCGATATCGTTCAAGGCGGCGGCGGTCCATGCCTGGCCGTTGGCTGGGTTCTGGTTCCAGGTGTTGCTGAATAGCTGATAGACGCCCGCAGTCGTCGGGTTGTGGTTTGCGGTGTCGTATGTGGTGCCGCTGACCCGGAGCAGCAGGCGGCTCAGTCCATCCACGGGGTCGAGCTTTTTCACTTTATAGTAGACCGTCAGGCTGCTGATGGTAGCGCCCGCAGGTAGCACGGGATTGGTCACGGTGAACGTCGCCAGGTCGCCGCTGCTTGGCGAGTATAGTCTGGACGTGTCACCATCGTCTGATGTCAGGCGGGTCCAGTCGCCGCCCTCACTCCGCCAGCCAGTAGTATGGAAACCGTCGCCGTCCACGGTCAGCATGAGGGTCTGAGATCCACCGCCGGATCCGCTGCCAGTCCGCAGTCCATAGTGCAGCGTCTTGCCGATGCGGTAGGATGGCCGGACTATATAGGCGACGCCCTTGCTGATCCCGTATGCAGGTGCCACGGCATAGCGCAGCGGACGGGTGATCGCCAGGCTCTTCTCGACAGCGTACTGCAGCGGCTTGGTCACATTGGCGGCCGCCCTGATGCGATAGTTAAATTGTTTGCTCAGTGCTATCGGTTTTTTGATGACATATTGCAGGCCCTTGGCGCTGGTGGTGACCCGCTCAGTGGCGTATCGGATCGGTTTTGTGATGGCTGCAGCAGTCGTTCGTACCTGGTAGCGCAGTGATTTAGTGACCGCTTTGGGTGCTTTTACGTCATAGTCGATGGTCTTGGTGACAGCTGATGCAGGGCGCCGGATGCGGTATGTGATCTCTTTGGTGACCGCAGCGGCCGGACGTCTGACTGCATATGCCAGGCTGCGGGTCACTCCCCTGCCCGCCCTGATAGTGTAGGACAGTGGTTTGGTTACAGTGGTGACGGGTCGCAGGGCATAGCGCAGGGGCTTGGATAGGGCCGGGGCCTTGCGGATATAGTAGGCCAGCGCCTTGGTCAGGATGACAGTCGGCAGGTCGATACTGTAGGCCATGGAGCGGGTGATGCTGACGCCTGCTATCCTGGTAGCGTATCGCATGGAGCGGGATATGGCGCCGGGCGTGGTCCGGATCCGGTATGTCATAGACCTGGCGATGGATGCCGGGCGCTCGATGGTGTACCGCAGGCTCCTGGCTATGGATGCGGGCCGTCGGATGACATATCGCAGCTGTTTGGCCTGGGTGACTGCGGGCCTGGTGGCATATGCCAGGCTGCGGCTGATGCTGATACCAGTCCGCTCGACTGCATATCTGACCTGCTTGCTGATGGCGACCGGGCGCTCAGTAGCGTACTGCAGCCCCTTGCTGATAGTCGGCTGTCGCCTGGTGACGTACTGCAGCGGCCGACCGATGACAGAGGTCCGCCGAGTGATGTATTGGAGTGATTTGGTTATATTTTGTACTCGGAATATGGAGTATTTCAGGCCCAGGGCGACCACCGTAATGAACGCCAGCTCATATCCCAGGGCCTTGGTAGTGATACCGGATGCCAGGCGGATACGATACTGGACGCCCTTGCTGATGACAGCCTGGGTCTGGCGGGTCGCATAGCGGACAGGCTTGGCTATAGTGGCAGCCCGCTCAGTCGCATACTGCAGTGACTTGGTCACGGCTGCGGCGGATCTGCGGACCTGGTAGCTGGTCGACTTGCTGATGGCGGTGGCTGGTCGCCGGACGGAATACTTAAATGACTTGCTCAGGCTGCTGGCTTTCTCGACCGCATACTGGACCGACCTGGTGACTGCCGCTGCTGGCCGTTTCACCTGGTAGTTAATAGATTTACTCAGTGCCGCCGCCGGGCGTCTGACGGTGTACTGGATGCCCTTTGTGAGTGCTACAACAGGCCGCCGGACGGTGTACTGCAGGGTCTTTGATGCAGATATCTGTTTCCTGGTGACATACTGGACCGACTTTGCGACGGAATAGATCCGCTCAGCCCGGTATGTCAGACCCTTTGATATAGCCGCAGACACCGTTCGGACTGAGTACTTTAGTTGCTTTGTGACGGCAGTGGCCGGGCGCTTGATCCGATACGATACTGACCTGGTGAGTGCGGTGGCGGGCCGCTTGATAGCGTACTGGATGGACCTGGTGATGGCGCTCGCCGGGCGGCGGATAGCGTATCGCATCGACTTGGTGAGTGACAGCGGTTTCCTCAGGCTATAGGCGGCAGACTTTCCGATGATGGTGGCCGTGACGACGACCTGGCTGATGGCATACTGGAGTGCTTTTTGCGGTGCGGTGGCGGCGCTGAATGCGGCGGCCTGGGTGCCTGTCAGCGCATAGTCATATATGAGCGGATCGCTGATGCCCGCTATGATAAAGTTGCTGGTTGTAGCACGGCCGCCGACATATAGGCCCTCATTGGTGAAGTTGTTATTATTGTCTGCGGTATAGCTGGCATGCTGGGTCAGGGTCACCGCCAGGCCATCGACATATAGACGGAACGGGGCGCCCGTCTGACTGCGGTCGACCACGATGACATACCGATGCAGCCCGGCGCTGCGGCGTGGTGCCTGCCATACGTTATATCCACTGGTGCCATGCTCCAGCAGCTCCAGCTGACTGCCATCGAACTCACTGGTCGGAGCAAAGAAGAATCCACCGTTGCTGATGTTGCTGTTTGTACTCAGCTCCAGGGCCATGCCGCTGAAAGCGCTGCCGACTGGCGTATAGTCCATATCAAAGACAAAACTGACGGCATTGGTGGCGGACAGATCGACAGGTATCAGTTTCCCGTTGCTGCCCGTATATGTCAGCAGACTGAACGCCTGGGCTGGCCCCCTGGTGACTTTGGCTGCATAGCGCAGTGATTTGGTGAGGGCTGTTGCAGCCTTTCGGATCGTGTATTTGACTGACTTCGTGATGGCAGTGGCGGGCCTGCGGATGGTGTAGCGGGCTGACTTCGTGAGTGCCGTCTGGCTTTTACGGATCCGGTATGCCAGGCTCTTGGTGGCCTGGACCTGGGTGGCCTGAGTGCCTGAGTATGACGTGACTTCTACCTCGACATAGTTGACGCCTGGAGCATAGAGGTCAGGCGTAAATGCGTTTGGATAGTATAGTCTGGTTTCCAGATCCCTCACGGCAGCAGCAGTCCATCCGCCAGTCGGTGCGGATAGTGTGGTCCAGGCTCCGAGGTTGCCAGTCGGTGGTTGTCCTGTATTGAAAGCTATGGTTCCCAGCAGCTCAGCGCCGCCTGCTTTGTATATTTTGCCCTCCAGGTTAAAGAACCCGTTGGTTTGATATCCATACGCCCGGACCCGGACCTGGCTGATGGTCCTGCTGCTGGTAGCGGGTGCGGTCGTTCCCTTGCCCTCCAGGTAGTCAGTGGTGGCGCTGCCGACTGCTGTGGCTTCCTGGAGAAACGACCCGCTGGTGGTGGAATTATCAAAGGCGCTGGCATCAGCTCCCCACTTGGCGCCTGGATCATTGATGGCGGTATGGCCGTCGAAATAGTATAGATCCGTTTGGACTGACAGATCATATTTGAGCGCCTTGACCTGGCGATATGGCAGTTTTTGCACGGGTGTGAATGCCCAGCTGCGGACCGTGACATCCCGCTGGGTCATGGTGGCCGGAGTGCCGCCGTTGCCGCCGAACATCCAGAAATTGAAATGGACCCGCTCGGTCGCTGGCACTGGTATGTTGGTGGTCCGCTCAGTCCGGAATATCAGGGTGCCAGTGTAGTCGGTGCCGATATAGCTTTCCCATATGATTTTGGTCGGCATCCAGATCATGCGGTGATATAGCAGGCTGTTGGCAGGGATATCCACCCGGTCCTCAACTGACACCTTGGCGCCTGCAGTGTTGATGAAGTAGGTATGGAATAGACCGATAGGATCCAGGGCATTTCCCCAGGCTGAGGTTTCCATCATGTCGATTTCGTTGTTGGTCGGCAGCGTTTGCTCGTCATAGGTGTACATCCCGCCGAACACTGCGGACTTATGCAGGGTGGTGAGGTCACCGCCCTCGACTACTGATTCATATACGCCATATCCGAAACCCCGGTCGACGGTGTACATCTCGGAGCCGATAGGACTGTTCCCTGCGGCGTTGCTGACCCGCAGCTTGATGTATCCATTGACGTCCGGTTCGATGATATTATCGACGCTCCACTGGCCGTTATACATCGGATCGCCTGGCTTATAGCTGGGCCGCTTTTGCCATCGCCTGCCCATCCACATGAACGTGTCCAGGGTAGGCTCGCCGCCGCCATTGAAGTTGTTGTAGGTGGCATATGATCCGCCGACTTCGCTTTGCCAGTTTCCGGACACCATACCGATACGGACCGATGTGATAGGGAATGGCAGTGCCAGGGCGACGAACCGCTGGACCCAGGTGCCAGGCGCCCCGGCTCCATTGTCCGGTGCGGTCCAGAACGTGATGTTGCCGCCGCTTTCCTGGATACGCCACCAGCGCATGGTGGTGTTGCTGTAGGCGATGCCAGTACCGACCTGGGTCTGGACGCCTGCGACGTTCCTGAATGCCTGCAGGTTGCCGCCAGCGGCTTCGAGCCATATCTTATTATTTGCATCCAGGTACACCAGGATCTGAGCCGAGTGACTGACATATGTCTGGTTCCCGGCATCCACCACCTCGACATAAAAGTTGTTTGCGAGCAGTGAGTATTCGCTGGCCGTCAGGACCGTGTTGTATGTCAGGTTTGGATGCGTCAGCGTCATCATGGAGTTCAGCTCGGTGGTGCTGGCGGCGTTGTTGGAGTATGTGACGGTATCCCATAGGTTGGATATGGTGTTGTCGTTGTAGTTGTCCAGGACCGTCGATGCCAATGCCCGTGTCGGCTCCGGCGTCAGGGCGATAGTGATGAACGCATTGATCGATGAGGTGACAGTGGCAGCAGATGTTCCCGTGGATCCGGCGGTGGCTTTCGTTCCAGTATAGACGCCGAGCTTACCACCCAGGCCGGACGCCGTACCCTGGTCGAACCGCTCAGTGATCCCGGTCAGGTTGGCGTTTGTGATCCCGGTCACCCAGGCACCAGCCGCATCCAGGTCGCCCGCTATGCCTAGCACTATCAGGCTATCAGCGACGGTTGTGGTGACGGCCGATAGAGTGGCGCTGGTGGATGCGGTAGCCTTGACGCCCCCGGCGGTAGCGTTCCAGGGGTTTCCGGTCCGGATGACGCCCCGGTATGTGACCATGACAGCGAACAGGTGGTCGGTGCTGGCTGCGATGGTAGGCGTCGCCATGGCGTTGGATGTCGCCCGGCACCAGTACACGGCGATTTTCGTTCCCGCCGTACCGGTTCCAGTGGTCTGGATAGTGCCGAGCAGCGCAAAACCAGCTGGAACTGACAGGGTAGGACTGGCAGCGCCGCCGTTTGTTTCGATGAATAAGAGCGCCACGTCATGGATCAGATGAGCGGGCCAGGCAACAGCCAGCGCCCCGGTGGTAGCCGAGTGACCTGCTGCGTTGGATACGGCCTGGAATAGTGGCGCTGGCATGGTATGGCTAGACTAGATTGTCATACTTTCCATCCGCATCGAGCAGGATGTCGAAGTCATGCAGCAGTCGGATGCTGTCATCAGGTCCGACCAATATGCCGTATGATTTTCCGTCCAGCTGATAGCCGACTTTATAGCCACGCTCCTGGATGATAGCGCTGTTGTCGCCGTCATGCAGCGGCACGTTATACACGCCATTGACGTATGCGTGGACCAGTTTGGCTCCCTCTGGTAGATATAAATGGACTGGCCGGAGCGTATCATGCTCCAGGGTGAATTTGCGGACCCTCGCCTGGTCTATATCCGCAAATGGATGGAAGATGGCCTGGCCCTGGTGGACCTCGAACTGCTGGAGCTGTGAGCCGTCTATATACTCAACCACCCAGCGCCATCGCTCCCGTGATACGGGTTCATTGGTTGCTGGGTGGATATATGAGATCGCCATTGTATTGACTTCTTTCTGACTTCATGGCCATTGTATTGGCTCGGTCATTAAGCGTTGATGATGTTACTGGAGCTGCTGGATGGCTTCTTCTTGGACAGCGACCTGCTCAGGGGTTGCTCCCTGGGCCTGGATGCTTTCCAGTCCACGCTCTAGTGCGGCTTTTTGGACGTCCGCAAAGCCTGGATCAGTCGATGCAATCAGATGCTCGGCTTCCTGCGGCGTATGCTGGGTCTGAGGGCAGACATGAGCGTTGTATTCGCCCTCTGTCAGCCACTCGTCGTTACATACACCACATCGATGTTTTTCTGCTGTATTTTCCATATTAAACTCCTTGTGTCCACATATTATGCAGTTTCATCATACTGGAAGTTAAGGGTACATGTTGCACCTGTAGTATCTGCTGCGTTGGTCTGGATCTGGTGGATCAGGAAGTCGCTGGATCCGGTAGCTGTCAGGCTGCCCGTGAGTGAGCCACCGATGCCCAGGTTGGCATTAGTCGGTGCGGCTGTCGGCATCGTCTGAGTTGCCAGGGTGCTGACGGTAGCGATTGGAGTGGCTGCTGCTGCGGCGCCGCCATAGGTTGTTTCCCTGGCGTTCGTCTTATGAGTAGCGGCACCACCCAGGGCGCCCGTCCGCCATACTTTGAGGTTGTCGATTTTACTCGACCCGCCCATCGCAGTGACGTGTACCTTTTGGAACTTTTCGAATGTGTTGTTTCCTGGAGTGACCGGGTTTGCGACAGGGTCCAGGTTTACTGCATCGACAGATCCCATGTTCGAGTTCGTGATGTTGTGGGTTGCTGTACCCGCAGATGCACCATTGAACTCATCGATTTCAACTGTTGCTGCCATATAATTTGTCCTTTACCCTAGATGCAAGTTTGGTGATATACCGGGATTTGGCGGTGTCGCTGGCGGCTGAGAGTTTTGGCTCTGATCCGCTGGCGGGGTCACTGGTGGCTCGACCTGTCCACTCCCGGCTGGTGGGTCTAAAGGGGGCTGTACTACAGTGGCGCCCCCTCTGACCTCTTTGGCGACGCCGATACTGATGAGGTGCTGAGCAGTATCCTCAGACACTTCGATCCGGTCACCCTCAGTGACCAGACCAGCGTCGGTTTGATAGTTTGCTAAAAGTTCGATAGTAGGCATATGCTATTCACTCCCCTCTTACAAACAATCTTTATATAGGAACCCGGCAGTGTTTGCCACGGTCCAGGTGCCATAGAACTCGGTGGCCCGGACAAAGGTCGACTTTTTGTCCTGTTCGTACCACTTGTCAACACCGACCAATGGAGCGCCCTCAGTGTCATGGCGTGGGTTCAGGTTGAGCAGATATCCATAGGTCAGGTCTTCCATGACTGGAGTGTCGACAACGTACTGGAAGATCAGGTCATCGCCCCAAATGAACGACTTGCCGCCGGACAGCTGACCATCAGCCTGGTCGGATATGATGCCCTCAGATACGATGATGCGCTCGACATCAAGGATCTCACGGATGGCTGCATCCTTTTCCTCATTGGTGACACGGGCCACGGCGTTGAAAGTAGCCAGGACTTTCGGGTGGTTGCGGAGCCGCTTGCGGACCTGGTAGCCCATAGTGACCTGATTGGCACGGTGACCACATCCGAGCAGCATGGCCTCGTGCGCAGCCTGAGCCATGGCTTCAGGATCAGATGCGTCATCACTCAGCTTGGCAGCGCCGGACAGGACAATGCGGTTGTTGGTGTGATAATTAGCGATATTGGTGACATGGTTCCGGATATAGATCTCTTTCTCAAAAGCGAGCTTGCGGGATACCACGTTGGTGGCATTTGTTTCCGGAACGATAGGCGTCTGGTATGTCCGCATCACTTTGTCGGTGATACCGGCTTCCAGTGAGTGTTCTGCCAGCGGGCCATATGCCTGGTCAGTCAGCTCAAAGCTAACACGATTTGCACGGGCAAAGTCAGCACGGCGGCTGTCGATAGGCACCGTCAGATGCGATTCGTCGAGCTTGAAAGCCAGACCAGTGAGGTCGGGAACGTTTAATGTTGGCAGGACCAGGCTGCCGATGAGGTTCTGAGCTGGAAAGCTGAGGAACACATCGGTCAGTACTTGATCCCGGTAGACTTGTCGTGCGTCTTGCATGATGTTTTTCTTATGTCCTGATTATGATTTGTTAAAACTTACCTGTGGATGGCAATACTTCGAGTACCTGCCCGCTGACTACTGGTTCGAGGGCGTATCCGATGATCTGCTGTCCTGCTACTGTTGCGACGATAGCCTTACCAGCAGCGTCAGACGTGACTGGCTGGCCGATGCCGATGGTGGCAGCTGCGACGATGTTGAGGGTACCTGCAGCCGACCGGAGCCGGACGTCAGTTTCCCATCCACTTTTCACTGCAGCATTGACCACGCCGATGATGGCATCAGTGGCGGCTGCGGCAGGCACGACATTCCTGTCGGCGTTCAATTTGACAGCGGTATAAGCGGTCAGATCAGCGCCAGCTGAGTAACCTTTATTGCTGCCTTCTACAAAATGACCCATGATATATATCCCTTTCCTATGCGTTCTTTAGTTGTTTTTCACGGTCGTTTGCCAGGGTTGGGTTGGCCTGGGCGACCTGGATGACTGCCTGTCCATAGCCGAGGGATCCGTTGGATGCTTTGATGGCTTCCTGGACCTTTTCCTCAAACTGCTTGGATGCGTCGACGTCCTGAGCGTCATCGGTACCGGACACGCTGGCATTCACCAGGGCCTTTTGGCCTGGCAGTGCTTTGAGCATGTCTTCGTTCGATGCGTCAGCCATGATGAGCTTGGTCCAGTTGTCGGCCTGATCTGCGACGATAGCGCCACGGGCGATGTGAGCCTTGACGACTTCCTGGACTTCTTTTTTCTTCATGTCGGCACGGTCGGCTTCGATAGCGGCGAGCCGTTCTTCCATACCCTTATATGCGGATGCCTCAATGAGGACTTTGCTGCCGTCTTTGATACTAGCCAGGACAGCTTTGTCAGCGTCCGATACGCCACTGACGGGCTTGTTATCGGCTGCGACAGGTGCCGGAGCAGGTGCCGCTGGTTTTGCGGCCATGTTAAACTTGTCCAGCTCATCAGCTGACAGCTGGTCCTTATTGTCCGCCAAAACCTGCCGATCTTCGTCAGTCAGGTCGGCAGCAGCTTTGATGCGTACTTCGTCCAATGTCATGCGATGGTTCTCCTGTTCGCTTACATAGATAATATTTTTATCACTTCGCCCCTGCTGGGCAGTCGAAGCCATGATAGGTGTTAGGCCCTTAAAAAAGGGTATATTGGTCAGTCCAGCGCCGCATAATACGTTGCGGGCGGTCAGGCTCGGATCCTCTGGGTCAGTCCACTCGCCCAGGCATGCAGGCCAAAACGATGGTGATACACACTTGTACTCACCACCCTCTAAGGCTGCCCGCCCGGAAGTGGACCACTCTACATCTGCATATAGAGTGTCACCCTCGACAATGAGGTCGGTCATCCATCCAGCAGCCTGCGACCAGTCGTTGTGACTGAAATCAATCGGCAGTGAACGCATGCCGACAGACATACCGACGCCATTGTCGAAGTTACGCTTGAACTCCTGGAGGTCATCCAGGGTGATGCTCAGCGCTCCCTTATTGCTGCCCTGCGGCCAGGTGCCAGCTTTCAATATCTCAATACGGGATGGAGCCTGTTTGTTTGCGTCCGCCATGATGGAGCGGACCGTCCGGACTGGCTGAGTGTTTTTTTTATACGCCACTAGGGTACTCATATAGTGCTTATGATGCCTTATTAGGCTTATGTTTGTCAACATATTCCTCATGCTTATCCAGTAATAAGCAAAGCCTGGAGCGCCTGGACTAGCCGAAAAGGTCCGGGTTTTTGTCCAGCTCGTTCTGATATACCAGCCGCAGATAGCACCTGCAGCGGGGGTGAGCGGTAGGCTCGGAGTGTCCGGAGCTGAATGAGGTGCCGAACGGGATGACACCATCGCCAGAGTTCACTGCGCAGATATCAGTGGCGCCGTTGTTCCGCCACTCTTTGCCGATGGCTCCGGAGCGCTGGCCGAAATAGCTCAGCCCTTTGTTGTATGAGTTCACGGTTTCAGTCTGCGCTATCATCTCGGCCCGGCGGCTGTCTTTGATGGTGGTCATCAGGCGGTCACGGGCAGCGGGTACGTCATCGCCCAGGCTCAGGCTGGTCTGGATGCTTTCCTTGATGTCGGCCCGGACCTTGTCACTGATACGATACTCAGCCCGTGGGTTGTCGATTATCAGCCCGTCCTTGGTGACCCGTTTGCCGACCAGCTCGGCCACCTGCTCCTTGGCGATGCGCTGGATCTGAGCATCGGATACATCTAGGCCCAGCGGGATCCGATAGGTGATCTCACCAGCCTGGGCGCCGAGTGCCGTGCTGACAGCTATTTCCTCAAATACGACCGTGATGAAAGCGGTATCCAAATCATCCAGGGCGGCATCATCCACGATGACCTGGACGTCATAGGCGTCGACACGGGTGGCCTTGATCTCATACCTGGCATATCGGTATGCATCCCATTTGATAAAGCGGTCGACGTTTTTGGCGTTGGATCTCATCCACTCCAGGATGCGGCGCTCCATGCGGGCCGTGACTTTCAGCAGCCTGCCCAGGGTTTCCGGTGAGCTGTCATATTCCGGCGCCCATACCTCACTGGCTAGGATCAGCGCTCGGTTTCGTTCCAGGTGTTTATGTAGCAAGGACATGTTAGTCCTCATCTGCAAATATGACCTCAATCATGCGGCGCTGAGCGTCCTGGCTGGCAGTGATGGCTGCCTTGGTCTTGTCTGGCTTAGTGGTAGCGGCGGGGGCTGGCTTTTTCTTGGTGCCGACATCAGTGTCGGTATCATCCGCATCGTCATCAGGTTGCAGGGCGAGCTTTGCGGCGTCCTGTTTCATCTTCTGGTTTTCAGCATAGGCCCGTTTGGTATCCTCAGGCATCTGCGGCATGCCGAGCTTGGTACGGATGACATCTTCCATCTGAGCGTCCGCAGTGATGGCGCCTGCATCCATGAGGTTTTTGATGGCAGTTGCCAGGTCGCTGATATCGTCATCGGCGACGGATCCATAACTGACCTCAGGGTATCCATTGGGCAGAGTGCCGGGGCTGTAGTTGAGGTCGCAGATCTGTTTGATAAGCTGCTGATTGATGACACGGGCCAGTGTTTTGGCGATGTATTCCTCAGACTTGAAGAATAGGTTTGTCAGGTCATTAGATAGTGACTGGCTGCCGGATCCGGATGATCCACCCAGGTCCAGGAACGTCGCCAGGACTGAGCTGAATATGGCCCGTTTGTGATACTGGAGTGTCGGCAGCACGTCCTTGGTGGTGTTCGACTTCATGTCCATCATCTCGACCAGGACGCCCTTGGGCGTTTTGATGTATCCCCGGTCATTGGCCCGGAACTCTTTCATGGCTTCCTCAGCCTTGTCGATATCGTTCTGGTTGGCGGTAGCGCCCTCACGCTCACTGATGACTGGTACACCGACGGCCATCTTCTCCAGGGCCAGGGCGTTGACCAGGGTGAGCTTGTCTTTCATATCCCAATCCTTGAAAACGTACCGCAGCAGGCTGATCCCCTCATAGTTGTCGCCACGCTTTTTGTTCGTGAACACGATCAGCTTTTCCATCGGTATGGAGTACGTCTTGTTATAGGTGCGCTGAGTGATGCCCGGAGCGCCGCCAGGTATTTCCCAGGCGTACACGGTGGTCTGCTTTCGGAACGCCAGCTTAGACAGGCCCAGGCGGGGCTGACCATCCCACTCTGTCAGCTCATAGACCTTTTCGAACACTGAATATCCGAAGTCCAGCATGTCGAGCGCCTGATATAGCAGGTCATCAAAGTCGATGTTGCGGTGGAACAATTCCCGTTTGATAAAGTCGGCGGCTTCCTGGTCTTTCGGCTCGACCTGTCCGTCTTTGTTCTTGGCAGGCTGGACATCCCAGGATGCAGCCAGGACTGGCAGTTTGCAGACTTCCAGGATCCCGTGGACATCGGCATCGCTGCGGCTCATGATGTCATACATCAGCAACGCCTGGCGTCCGCTCAGCTTTCGGTTATATTCCTCAGCTGAGATTATGCCGTTCTGGATGATGGTGCCGGATGCACCGATTTCACGGGTTGGTTTGCGTAATATGGGTGTGTCTGGCATGGATAGGTCTTATGCTTTTAATTGTAGTATGCCGTAAGCTCTAGCAATATGCAAACATCAATAGCGATCCATCAGGTCGGCGGTGTATGGCCGGGTGGTCACCTGGGCCGCCTGGCGTTCGACCTCGGCATCGTTGCGATCCATGATAGTGCGGACGCCGCCAGCAAAAGCCAGGGCCAGGCTGTCGGACTTGTCCGGTGATTTTCCGCCCGTCCGTTTTTTGTATTCTTCCTTGCTTTCCACCTTTATCTTGCCATTGGGTAAAATTCCCCAGCGGCGGCCGACCAGCTCATCAAACAGCTCTTTATCATATGGCAGGGCGATCTGCTTGCGGTAGAACCAGGTGCGCAGATTCCAGTACATCTCTGATGTGATGTCATGGAACTTTGTGGTGTTGAACATCTGCTGCTTGCCGCCGAAGACATACGGGGCCAGCGTGTACTGATGAGCGGGCGCTCCGGACTGCATGCTTTCGTTCGATATCTGGACCAGGCGGTCAGTACATCCGCCGCCGTTCCCGGTGTCATCGATATTGACCCGGACGTTTGGATCCAGCGGGTCGATGATGCTCAGGATCCGGTCAGCACTCTCCATCAGGTCCAGCTTTTCGTCGCCCTTTTTATTCCATACCACCTGCTGCTCGACCCAGCCGCCCCTGCGGGGGGTGCAGACGTTGCGGTCATCACCAAAGCGGGCCATGTCCTGGCCGTACTCAGGCGGACCGTCCGGGATCTCCCAGCCGCTCAGCTGGGCATATGTCTGATTGGTTTCGTCATCAGTACCGTACATATTCATCGCCATGGTCACCAGGTTGGTCGGTATGAGCGACTGCGCAGACTGGCTTGGGAACTCGCCCATGATAAGGGCCTGCCATGCCGGGCTGTCAGATCCCCATTCGTGAAAGCGCTCATATACCCTGGACGGGTCGATCAGATTGGGATATGGCATCTTCAGGCTTTTGTTGACCCGGTTGGTGTGGTCCGCCTGCTTGACGCCCTCTGGCGGGGTGAATAGGCGCTGCAGATCCTCTACTGTCCGGATGTTGTTGGCGGTGAAGTTTGGCGTCATAAAGGCCGACACCGTGAAACAGTTGGCGCCCAGCTCCGGCTTGGTAAAGACATCGTAAAAGGTGCCGGACGGGTTGGTCGGGTTGCCGATATAGAGTATGCGAGCATTGACGTTTGGCGTGATGGCTGCGACGCCCTTGAAGATCTGCTCTTCCACGCCCCCCGCCTCATCCACCACCACCAGGATGTTGTCGGCATGGTATCCGAAAAAGTTCTCCGGGCGCTTTGTCGATAGGCCGACTGCATACCAGTCAGTGTCCAGGTTCAGCCCGGCCTGGTTCGCTTCTTTTTTGGTGAGCTTATAGCGGGCCTGTTTGACTGCGGTGCCGATCTCACGCCATAGGACGTCAGTCACCTGGCGCCAGGTCGGTGCGGTAGTGACCACGATGGATCCACGATGCAGCATCAGGTAGGCGATGACGATGCGGGCGGCGATGTATGACTTGCCGACAGCGTTGCAGGTTTTGACGGCCGTCAGCTTGTACTCAAAAACTGACCGGACTATGTCATCCTGAACGCTCCAAGTATTGCAGCCCAGCACGTCCTTGATGTACATGTCCGGGATAGGCCGCCGCCCGGTGCCGGGTTTTGGGTTGTATGTATCAATTATGTATTCAAGCTGGTCCAGCTTTTCGTCAAGACTGGCTGGCATCGACAACCTCACCCTCATGGACGTTTTCGCTGCGGCGTTTTGCAGCGATAGTCATCAGCTCGGCCAGGCTGTCACCGACATCCAGCTCGGCTTTGACCTTGCTCTCCTTGAAGTCCGGTTTGTAGTGCCGCATCCAGGCTTCAGTGATCTGCCAGTTCTTCATTTCCAGGGCTTTGAGAAACCATTTTTCCTCTATCATGGCGAGCCTGGACTGGCTGCCGATCTCAGTCCGGCGCTTGGCGACCCGCTCCCAAAATGCAGGGATCTGATGCATCCAGTTGTTCAGCGTCCTGGGATCCACGCTCAGCTTTTCAGCCAGCTCGGACAGTTTCATCTTCCGGATCTTGTCGGTGCCAGACTGCTCATCATAGTCGATGACTAGCCCGCTCAGCGCCCGGTAGTCGATGAGGATCTGCCAGCGGGGGTCCTCAGGTTTTACAACATTATCCACTGCCGCCGCCTGCACTGCCGTATCTATTTGCTTGATCTCTTCTCGGAAGTTTTGCGCAGTATCCATTTCGCTCATGGTAGCAAGCTCTAGCACGATAGTCCAGCAGCATCATATACTGCCCGGTATGGATATCTGTATCGAACCATGTGACTACTGCCGGGCCGTCCTGGGCCTGGATGCTCAGCCTGCGACTACATAGACAACGCAAAAGACACCCGTTTCCGAGTGCCTGCTGCGACCTAATTGTTGAGGGTGTGAGCGTTTAGCGCTGCACTACCTAATCATACCTCGGCCATGCGTCCACGCCTAGACAGTCGCCCGCCGACAGCGCCGTATTTCCTGGCACGTTCCCGGCCCTCTTTACCAGCGGCAAACCCACCAGTATGGCCCTTGGATCCACCCTTGGCTCCGATGCGGGCATAGAAGTCTGGACCGTATTTCTTTTTGTTGGTTGCTGCGGCGGCGGTGCCACCCTCTTTTGTTCCTGCCATGATATTTATTCCTCGATCATTATTCTGTTTGTTGGTGTGAGCTGTACCCGGTGCGGGGTGATGTTCCTGGCATCTTCTGGCATGCCTGGCGTGATAGTAATCTGCTTCATGAATCTCCTTTGCGGTTATTTGATGGCTGATCCTGAGCCTGTCTAATGGCCCTGGATGCCTGAACGGGATCTGCATCAGTTTTGTGTTCACGGGCCTGCTGTAGGCCCTCAGACGTTTCCAGCAAGTACGCATTCTGCAGTAGTTCAGTGATACGTTTGCGGCGATCCGTCTGCGGCATCGTGCTGGATGCCGTGATGAGATCTTTGATATGCGGCGACAAGTCCACGCTCATGATTGTAGTATGCTCCTTATGCTTTGCGCTGTGAACTATTTCACTTATGCTTTGTATCATTTTCTTCCAATGTCCAATCACCCAGGATGATCTGCTCGATGCTGCGGTCCTTGCCATGAGCCAGGTCGATGCCGATATCCCAGCCATCCGGTACGTCAGTCCACTCATCCATGATTATGATGATGTCCGGCTTGGGTCTGACTGGTGGCTCGAAGTTCTGGTAATACTGGTCATAGAACCAGCTGCGGCGGGGTCGCTCGATGCGCTGTATTTTCGAGCTGAGCAGGGCGTCGACGAACTCCCGCTGATATTCTCTTGGCTCAAATTCGTCAGGCATATGGCACTCCCATGTCATCCATGACAGCCTTGCGGACGTCATCATATAGCTCGTCTTTGGTGGCTATCCATTCGGCTTTGGTACCCAGATCGATCTCATAGCGCTCACGGGCTGGCACCCAAAACCTGGCATATTCCTGCTCTACCCTGCGGCGGGTTTCTGATTCGATAGCAGCCTGCTCGACACTGAGCGGCTGGACCAGGGGCTTGATGATCTCGGCCTGCTCCCGGACTTTCATCATGCGATCCAGCTCGGCAGGTGTCGGTAGTTTGGTGCTGACCATGACATCTTCTGGTTTCATGTAGCGGGTGAGCAGTATCAGGCTGGCGGCGATAGACTGCAGTGAGTAGGATGCGATTGCGTCCTGGTTTGGAGTATCGTCAGCAGTCTGCAGACATCCGACAGCCATCGCAGTCAGGTCATCGTCACTGAGTTCAGTATGGTCAGCCATCATTCACCCCCTCGCCATCGGTTCAGCTTTTCAATCAGCCGATAGTCCTGGACTGGCTGGACGTGATCCGGCAGCGGTCCGACTTTGGCCCGGAGTAATGCGCAGAGTACCCAGGCATCACCATGATCCGGCCGCTCTAGTATGTAGTATCCGATCCCCTCGTTCGCCAGTGCCAGGACATGCTTGGCCTGCAGTCCGGTGTATTTGGCCTTGATCCACTCAGCTGGCTGTCCAGGTGCATACCTGGTGTCAGGGATCTCAGCGACCTGGGCGTCAGCCTGGTCTGGTTCAGACATATTTGCTTTCATCAATTTCTCCTATGTTTGCGACGCCAGCCGGAGCTGCATCATTTTCCAAGTATTTCGCCACGGTGGTGTCATTCCGCAGCAGGTAGTCGATTGTTCCCCAGCGTTTGCCCTCTTTGTTGTCGCCCTGCATGTGACTGTCAGCTCCCAGGTTTTTGGCAGCAGTCCGGAGCTGGTCCGGGCTGTAGCTCGACAGTCTGACTTTGAGCTTTGACTGCCGCTCTTTCGTCAGCAGGATCCGGCTCACATCAAAACCGAGGTCCTGGACCAGCTCAGTGAACAGCGACCTGTAGGTCAGTGTCTTGCTGGTCGATGCAGGCGCCGGAGCTGGTGATGTTTTCACGGCCGGGCGGGGCCTGCTTTTAGGCTGAGCCGCCTGGTCGACAAGAACAGGAGCTTTAGCTCCTTTACTATTAGAATTAGAATTAAGATTAGTATTAGAATGCGATAACGTATGCATACCGTCTGGATACCATATGGATACCGTATCAATACCATACTCAGCCTGCAGCAGCTCACCGAAGTCAGCAGGCACCTGGACGTATTCCAGCAGCGCCCTCGGCAATGATTTGAGCGTTTGCGCAACAGCTGCCTTGATTTTAGGCGATCCGATATTCTGATGCATGATGGCTTTGCGGAAAACGACCCAGCCATCCATGTATATGACACGGGTTTCCATGCGTTTGAGCATCCGTGAAAGTTCCTCTTTTTCGATCCCGGTTTCATTAGCCATGGTCCGCATCGATAGCTCATAGACGCCGCCGATGGTGGTGTGTTCGTTCGTCAGTAGGTATATGAATAGGTACCTGTCGAGCGGGTTCAGCTCATCCACCACCCAGGGATCAGACCAGAACCCGGTGGTCAGCATCCGCTGTTTGCTCACTTGCCAAACCCTCGGCGGAGCCAGTGCCATGTCCACCATAGGACTGAGTGCGGTTTGATGTATTTGTCGGACATAAAAAGACCCCTTTCTCTCGGAGGGGTCTTCATGCTATCGGATGGGTAGCGGCAAAACTAGACTATCCTAAGCATAACAAACAGATGGGCTTGCGACAACCCCTCTCGACGTTATTGATGTATTGTCAAGCGATGCCGCAAAGTGTCTAGTTTTGCCAGAACCGCTTAGTTGAAAGTATAGCACTATCGGGATGACAAGACCACGGCGAGCTGTGGACATCCCTGTGGATTTGTGGAAAACAAAAAAGGCCCGGAGCTGGGCCTTTGATGATGAGCGGTCAGTCATGACGCTGGGATCCAGGACTACATCAGCCCCTCGGCCCGGTCCATAGCCTTGCGATGCTTAGCGCATGGCTCGACGTCCAGGATGCCGATACCTGCAGCGAATGAGGTGATGCGGCGGACCCGGCGCTGACGATGCAGTTCCCTGCGCAGATGAGTGCCATGGAGCAGGTCGAAAGCCGTGACCTTGATCTCAGTGGCGACACCCTCAGCCAGCGGAGTGACTACCTGGGCCAGTTTTTCGACCGGGGCGACGGTAGCGGCGACAGCCTGGCGAGCGACCTGGCTGCGCTGACGGCGAGCATTGGCATCATCCTCAGCCTGGAGCCGACGGGCTTCATCAGTCAGGAACTCTTCGTTCCCTCGGATGACGAAAGGCTGGCCGTGGTTCCATTCCGGGTACATGGTCAGCTCGGCCATCCCTGGCTCGATGCTTGGGTCTGATATGGTTGGTATTGATAGTTCTTTTGTGGACATGTGAGATCCCTTTGTTTATGTTTGATTTGACCCTTTCAATGTAGCACGTCTGACGTGATATGTCAATCAGTACGCTCCATGGATGGCAGCACTCGATCCGTCGCATCCTTTAGGTCCTGGCGGCTGACCTGGCCGTCACCATTGAAGTCGAGCAGTCCATGGCCCTGCCCTAGCGTGAAACCCGCCGCAAAGATCAGCAGGCAGATGGCGATGCGGAGGGCGGTATCCATAAGCGCCATTATATCCTATAAAAGGAAAACCCCCCGGCTGTAGTACCGAGGGGCTGATATTGCTCATTGGAGTGGAGTACGCTGCCGTAGCTGGCTATTCTTCCGCTTGTAGTAAGGCTGAGGGCCGAAGCTCACTCTGTACCTTACACCCACTATTGTAACCCATTAGGCTCGAAAAGTCAAGGACTTATGTCACAAAAGTACAAGAAAGTATATATCTCATCTGAACCAGGCATAGTATGATTGTCGATCCGCAGCGGTCAGCTGGCTGTATGGTTCGCCCCTCTGAGCCTGCATCCACCACATCAGCATCCGCCCGGTCCGGCCGTTGCCATCCACGAACGGGTGGATCTTCTCGAACTCGATATGATGCGGCACTGGCTCACGCTCCGGGATCAGATAGATCCAGTCTGCCATCAGTGCCGGCACCGCATCCGGATGAGCGCCCTTGCGACCGCCAACCCATACGTCGATCTTGCGATAGTATCCACGCCAGTCCGGTTGCAGATCCGTCTGTTTGAGTGTCAGGATCTTCTGGACTTTCATGACGTGACCATGATCCAGGCGGTCCACTTTAGCCAGGTACTTCCAGGCTGTCATCCCCTGGGCGTCGAACGCTGGGTCATCATAGCCCTCGATGAGGTTGCTTTCCCTGATGAGCTGGGTGATATCTAGTGTCATATAGTCTGTTCCTTTCGTGCTGAGGTGTCTGGTCCGATCCATTTGAGGTCATACTTCCCGCAGTACTTCCGATTTTTCCCGTCCGGCATGGATATGAAAGCGATGCAGTCAGGTCCGAGCATCCGGAAGTCGTTCAGACTGTAGCGGGCGCCATCAGCCTGGTGGATCTCGATGCATGCCTGGACCGTACATGGCTCGGAATAGCCTGGCTCCGGCAGCGGGCGTCTGACCTGCCAGTACACGGCGGCGGCCAGGAAGATCATGAAAGCGGTGGCGGTCACGATCCCGGCGAATATCCCGGCAGTCCTGGCGGCACTCATACCAGGCTCCGGCCGCAGCGCTCGCAGCTGTCGTTCTTGATAGACTGCTCCAGGCCGCATTCGCAGACCATGACCACCGGGGCGCTGGCTATCTCATCCAGGGATATCTTCCCGGCGTCGACAGCCTGGCGGATCTTGCGGGTATCCAGCTCGATATTGACCTGGTCATTGAGTGATGGCTCGCTCATGCTGCCACCTCGCTCGGCGTGTACAGATTATGCATCGCAGCATACTCCATGATTTTGCCGATATCAGTGATCCGCCAATACTCGCCGACATAGATCAGCGGCGTATCCCGGTATCCATAAACCTGATCCACACCAGTGACTAGCCTGGCCTGGTTGAGCGGTATGTTCATCTGCTGCAGATAGTACTTGATCTGTTGGTGGCTGCAGCCGACCACGATGGTGGTGTCCTTACTCATGGTCGGATCTCCCTGGCGATCTCACGCTGCTGATGCCGCAGTGCGTTCTTCCCGCTGTTCCAGATCCGGCTCGGCGCCTTTTCTGGCTCATCGTCACCGATCATGCTGTCGACAAATGTCTGCCAGGCTTTCATGAAGTCAGGCTCCGGACACTCGACCCAGCTGCAGGTGAGGTATCCGCCGGATGCGACGAATACGGTGTCTTTGCTTTTGCAGGCCGGACACCACGACCTGATGCGTTCCTGGCTCATATCCACCCCTTGATGAGGTATCCGACCAGGACCATCGCCAGGCATCCGATGACCTGGCCTGCGATCCCTTTCCAGAACCCCTCAGTATCACGTTTCTTGAAAGTGTTGAGCGTCAGCAGGGCATAGAGCAGCAGCAGCCCCCATACATGCCAGACGTTCAGATCCGGAGCGCCCAGCGGCTCAGCAAACCAGGTATAGAGCAGCCAGACCGCCCAGGCTCGGAGCAGGCCCAGCGGCAGATATACCAGGATGACGCCGACCAGGATGAAAGGCATGGCGACACCGAACACGGCCGCCTTTGCTGCAGGTGATAGATCATCGGTATTAGTCGCCATGGAAGTAACCCTCCGGATGCTGCTCGGCCCAGGACAGCAGGATGCTCAGCGCATGCCCGGCATTCCCGGCCGTTTTACTCCAGTAGTCCTCTGACCGCTCAGTACCGAGCTTGGTGACGGCAAACTTCAGGCGGTCGATGCAGTCCTTTGCCTGGCGTCCATAGAGCCAGCGAATGCCCAGCTCCGGGTCGATAGTATCCCGGAAGAACGGGCTGTAGTTATAGGTGATATTCAGCTCAGCCTGATCCGTGCCGTTCATGGCGTAAGTGCCACCCTCACGATGCAGGTCGACCGTCAGCGGCTCATCGCCGTCCTTGGTCTTGTATAGTCCGAGATCATAGCTCACGATTGGAACTCCTTGTATGCATTTTGCAGTTCGATGAATTTGATATTGTCACCAGTGTCCTGGTTGTCTGGATGGTATTTGGCGGCCAGGTTTCGATAGGCTGCCCGGACCACCTCATGGCTGGCGTCCGGCTGGACCTGCAGCACCTCATACCACGGGCGGGTGGTGTATGGCGTCACGATGACGCTTTCCGGCAGGGCCTTGAAACCTCGGAATGCGGCGTTCACCATTTCCTTGGCGCCCCAGCGCTCCAGGCCCCGCAGCGCTCCGATGGTCAGCTCGACGGCCCTGAGGTTTTGGGCGACCGTATCCCACTTGTCACACGGTATGCACTGCGGCTGACCGTCCAGGGTGAAGTATATCGCCACCCCAGGATCATCAGGCTGACGCTGATTTGCATACGGCAGACCATCCTTGCGAATCGGTATATTGGTGGACATGACGATGTCGTCAGCGCCCAGCAGTTCGAGTTCCCGCAGCAGACCATCCCGTGCTTTGAGGAAGTGATTGAGCATGGCCGGATGCCGAGCCGGATAGTCAGTTCGTTTCCAGGCTGGCGGCCATTGTAGTGGATACGCATCAGTCATTCCGCCCGCCTTTCAGGACTGGCACCTCGCCCGCCCGCATGCTGACCATTTTATCCGCCAGCTCGATGTATGACAGCTTTTCCCTGGATAGGCTCTTGATGAGCTGGACCAGCATGACCTCGACCGGACCGCCGACCTGTTCCCATAGGCGTAAAAAGCCCATGACGGTGGTATCCCTGGCGGCGACTTCCCGCAGCGTTTTCAGTTCTTCCGGGTTCATGATGCGGCCCCGGCACCCTGGCGGGCCTTGTGTTCTTTGATGAGCAGGCGGATGACCTCAGGCGGCGATATCTCTTTATAGACACCCGTGACCTGCTCGGCTTCTTTGGCTTTGCGTTCGCCGATGCCGACCAGGTCAGCATGATCCTCATCCGGCAGGCTGACACTCCTATATCCTAGTCTTGCCATTTTTTTGGTCTTCCTTTCCCTGGCGATAGCCAGCTTCATATATGTCAGTTTCACGGCTCATGACGTACTCATTGAGCAGCTTGGCGATCTTGGTCCGGATCCCGTTGACGATAGTCAGAATGGGTTGCTTGCCGTTCAGCAGAGTGCCGCCGGACAGCCCAGCCTGGTCCAGGATCCGATAGATGTCGCCGATAGGATCATTCGGTGGTTCTTTTCTACTCATCGTCAGCCCCCTGGCGGAGCGCCCAAGCAGTGACAGCGGCAAAGACTGCCAGGATGATGACAGTCAGAGCTATCATCACCCGGTCATCATAGAGCCAGCCATCCATCAGCTTTCCCTCACGACGTTCCAGTTGCGCAGCGCCATCGTATGGACGTCATACCAGTCGCCAGCCCGCTGGTGAGCCTGGTTCGTGCTGCGGGCGGCCTGGAGCTTTTCAGCCTGCTCATCACTCATGACATCCCGGCCCAGCTTTTCGTTCATCATCCGGCCAAAGTCCAGGACCACGTCCGCAGCCTGGGATGGTTCCTCAGACAGCAGGACAGCATCGCCGACCCGTGCCAGGACTTTCACATATGGACCATCAGCATCGCCCGTCTGGACAATGTCACCGATCTGCAGCGAGGTGAATAGATCAAACTGCGGCGATCCCCGCCGGAGCTTTTTGCTGCGGATCTCGGCGGCAGTGTACCAGTGCATATGAGTATGGTCCGCCAGGGTCACCAGCCCATAGAGGGCGACGCCCTGATCCAGGACTGCAGCGACCCGCAGCCAGACCGTGTTCGGCGCTGCCAGGAAGTCACCGACCTGGATGGTGAGTGGTTTGGTATTAGTTTCGGTCACGATATTCTCCTTTATATATCTTTGATATCATCACTGCTTGGCCCGTCCATCGGCTCGATAGGCGGATCCACCCGGCGGCCGAGTAGATTACGGATCTTCCGTTTCCGTACTGGCCGGGCAGGTGGCTGCGGTTTCGATACGGTCACGATCTCCGGCTCCGGTTCCTGGAGTAGTCCAGCCAGGACTTCGGTATTCAGATGGATGACCTGCTGCCCGGTCAGATGCGGCGCTTTCAGCTGGACCAGCTGCTCGTTGGTATCCTCATCCGACACGGTCAGATTGACGTTGTAGAGTTTCATGCGGCAGACCCCTCATGGATATTTCCGAGTATCATCAGGGTCCAGCCATCCCGCCGCAGCTGGGCGGTCGAGTGACCGACGCCATCCTCAGTCATGATGACATACTGGCCCATGTCGAACTTTACGGGTCCGGTCACCATGGTGTCCTCATCGCCCTGCAGATCAGCCTGGACTATATCGCCGACGTACATCCGGATATTGCGGTGATCCTGCAGACCGATATATGGCTCGCTGTCATAGTCTTTGAGCGGACCAGCAAAGCGCTCCCATGCCGTGGCGTATATGCCATATCCCCAATACATGAAACCGTCCGGAGTGTACTGTCGATATCTGATGTATTCCTGGTTCATATTTCCCTCACAAACTTCGCCAGACGGCGAGCCTGGTGCAGCTCATAGAGCCGCTGATTGATATGCATGTCGGTCATTCGCCCCTCGCAATCTTGATTAGCATGCCCATGGTGAGCGGGCCGTCGACCCGTGGAAAGGCATGAGTTATTGGTTCGGCTATTTTGGACATTGTGAGATCCCCTGTTTATGGTTTGTTGGCTGGGCAGTTTTACGACCTGCCCAGGTCAGTGACTAGCTGGCTTTATAGATGTATGGCTTATCCCATTCACCGATCTGCATGTGGATGTAGAACCCGACATCGAAGTAGTCGGTCATGCTGTCCGAGCGATCATAGTTCCCTTTGTTGATGATGCCATAGATATCGGTCAGCAGCTCCGAGTGGCGGCCGTATCGGTCCAGGTAGAAGTGATTGAGCTGGATATATTTGTGACCCTCGCCCTCGATGATGTCGCTGAAATCGACGTCGCCCTGGGTGATGGTGACCGCCACCTCGGTATAGTGGCGGTTGCGGACTGAAAACCTCAGCCCTGGGAATGCCTGCTGCAGTTCCCGTTTGATTTCCTTGGTGCGGTCGGCTGTGATGTATGCCATGATGTGAGATCCCTGTTTACTGGTTTGATGATTAGGCGGCGATAAATCGGCGGCGGCGCTCCAGGCCCTCAGCGACGTCAGTATCCTGATCCATCAGGATGAGGTTGCGGTTGCTGTTGATGATGGCCCTGGCCTGGTAGAAGTCCAGATTTTCCTGGGTGACTTTTTCGGTGATGAGGTTGACGATTTTGTACATGATGCTGATCTCCTTTCGTGAGATATATTGTTAGTCCTGGCTTTGCATAGCGGCGGCGCACTTGTCTGAGCAGTAGAAGTTACCGTCATCAGTGTCGGCCCCGCAGTTCGTACAGTAGTTTTCCATGCGATGGTCCTTTGCTTATTCTTGTGACTGGCTGGATTGTTAAGTATCGGTAGGTCCTTGCGGGCCTGATACCTACTACTTTACAGCACCGTGCCGTACACGCAAGGGCAAAATAGCACCGTGCCGCATTTTCATGTGGATAAGTAAGTCTGACAGAGGTCAGAGCCAATTAAAAAGACCGCCCCCTCGGACGGTCCAGTGTTCCACCTGCTCGCTTGAAAGCCCTCGCATCGGTTTCAAGCGTTTGTAAGGCCCTCATGTGGCTCATCGCCACAAGTATCATTATATAATGGTCACCTCTCCGGTCAAGCATAAAAGGCCCCGCCGGAGCAGGGATCTCACGCCAACAACTCCGAGGGGGCTTCCCTCACAGTGTAAACCATTTCTTCTTAACGCCATATGCCAGGATGATACCCAGGCCGATACTGAACCGCATGAGCCTGTCATCCAGGGTGATGATCGCCGCTATGGTCAGCCATACGAACGCCACGAACAGAACCCACTGACCGAATGCCAGCAGGTCCGATTCGTTCATGGAGTAGCGGGGCTTACTCTTTGATTTGCGACGTGTTTTCTTATATGCCATAGATTAGGTCATCAGCACTTCTTAGTTTTCGCATGGACGTCGCCGCAGCGTTTGCATCGTTTCTGATAGACAGACATCAGCGCATGATCGCAGCAAACGATAGTCTGCTGGCCCTTTTGCCGTACTTTTTGGCTATCTCAGCACTCCGGGCATTGATGGCGGTGATGATCGGCTCGGCTTCATCTTTGGCCTGGGCGTATGTGATGGCGCCGCTGAGCATCCGGCGGCGGATGTCCTGTATCTTTTGGCGGTTGTCGATGGCGGTGTTCATGGGTGAGATCCTTTGTTTACTTTCCAAGAGTAGCAGCTGACGTGCAGTCTGGCAAGCACCGACTAGGACAATGTCGGAACTGGCTCGCCCTGCAGCTGCTCACCTGGCTGAGTGCCTGGCGCCTGGTCCAGGACTGGAGCCGCTGGATCTGCCGGAGCCGGTGCCGCAGCACTCTCATCCTTTAGGCTGGAGAAGTCCAGCTCATGGAATTTTAGTTTGATGTTCTGCGGGTTGCCTTTATAGAACACCAGGACATTCTGGTGGCCCTTGCCGATTTTGCGGCTGGCATTGAAAGCCCTGGCTGCCCGCATCGGCAGGCTGCCGATTGAGTTGATGAGTATCATCTCGTTATAGTAGGACACCCCGGCGTCCTTGAACGCCTGGATCGTGTCGCCGACGAAATTGTAATAGGTGCCGTCTTTCCCTCGGACCTCGCCTATCACCCAAACCGCAAAGCTGTCGTCTTTCAGTTTGCTGCAGGCTTTGGTGATGATGCTGCGGTACATGCTGAGAAACTGCGGATATGGCATGTTGCTCGGGTCATCAGGATCGTCACTGTAGACTTCCAGGTCCGCATAAGGCGGGCAGCTGAATATCAGGTCGACCGGATCCGTGATGGTATCCAGGGTCTTGTTGCTGTCGCCCTCGACCCAGGCGGGCATCGGCTCACCATCCCGCATCAGCTCGGTACCCTGGACCCGGTTGGCGGCCACCTGCTCGCCCCTAAGCTCCAGGCCGATGTATTCCATGCCGACCTTGCCCGCTATGATCCCACGCACTGAGCCGCCCGCAAATGGATCCAGGACCACGCCGCCGGGATTGCCGAACCAGCGATATGAGATCTCACAAAGGACCGGGTCAAATATGGACGTGCCTGAAACTTCCTCATCGCCCTGGCGTGACAGGATCGGCGTGTATTCTAGTTTGCCGTCAGCACCACGGCGAGCCTGCAACCCGGCGCCGAGTGACGCTCCGTTGCCGCCGATGCTGCCCTTGCCATCCTCACCAGCACGGCCCAGCTCGGACTTGATACCAATACTTGTCCAGTTGCGTTTGCGGTCCTGCCAATATCCCTGACGTGTATCCAGGACGCTGAATGGCGGAACAATAAAGTTATCCGCCAGGTTTCCGCCCGGCTCGACTTCCTCACCATCGCCGCTCACACTGCCCAAAAGTTTGGCGATTTCGTCCTCACGCTGTCCGGTTAGGTCCAGCAGCTCGGCACCATTTTCCAGTTGGCTCAGCTCATAGTCTAGCTCAGCCAGCAGGTCTTGGTCGAACTCGCCCTGGATCCGGTTGGCTGCTATGTTGGCGGCAGTTTCCCATTCAGGCGACCAGTCGACCTCACGATATCCGAATCGCTCATCACCGATTTGGATGTGTCCAATCGCCACGGTGCCGACTGAGTTCGGCTGCTCATAGCGCTCCGTGATATGGACGGTGCCGCCGAGTTCCTTGAACCCGTTGGTCCGCTGGTGTCCACCCACTAGCTGGTCGGTCCTGATGTTCCGGACCACATCCGACAAATTACCGAACCGCTTGATGGACTGTTTCAGATGCTCATAGTCATGCTTGTTTATACGGCGGGGGTTCTTCGGGTTGCCCTTTAGTGAGTTGATGTCCAGTGTTTCCATATAGATCCTTGATTAGGTTTGTATTTGCATTATATCTATATGATGCTGATAGCGCTAATGCTGCCAGACTGCCCTGCTGGATCAGGTGCATATGAGTATCAGAGTGAGGGCCTATCATATGCAGGTGCCGATGCATATGAGGGGAGCGGGCAGGGGCCTGGAGCGGGCAGGGGCCTGGAGCGGCCTGGAAAATACCCTGTATAAATGAAAAAGCGCCCTTGCGAGGAAGGCGCTTGTTCAGTGTTTTTGTTTTTTCGGGGGTGTTTTTGTGTTTTGTTTTGGGTGGCTGCCATAGGCGGCCGTTTTTGTTTTTAGTGTCGGGTTTCGTGTCACTACCTAGAGCATACG